AGATAGGTTCAAGCGGAAATTCCGCAAAGATAGGTTCAAGCGGAAATTCCGCACAGATAGGTTCAAGCGGAAATTCCGCACAGATAGGTTCAAGCGGAAATTCCGCACAGATAGGTTCAAGCGGAGATTACGCACAGATAGGTTCAAGCGGAAATTACGCAAAGATAACATCCAAGGGTAAACATTCAGTTGTTATGGCAGCAGGGTATCAGTCGCAGGCAAAAGCTAAAAAAGGTAGCTGGATAACACTTGCTGAATGGGTAAGAACGGATGATGAAGATAAAAAAGGCTTCTGCATTTGGATTCCTAAATGCGTTAAGACCGAATACGTTGACGGAGAGCGTATCAAGGAAGATACATTCTATAAACTGGTAGATGGCGAATTTAAAGAAGTGGAGGAAAACTAATTATGGCAGAAACAACAGCAGTAGTAGAAAAGAAAGAAGAAACAGCAGTACAGCACATTAACAAGGTTACAGATTTTAGCCTTGGAATTTTTGGAACATCCGATAATTTCACAATGGCTTATCAGATGGCAAAGGCATTATCGCAGTCAACATTAGTTCCAAGAGAGTATCAGAAAAGCGAGGCTAATTGTATGATAGCGATTGACCTTGCAATCAGAATGAAAACAAGCCCATTTTTAGTAATGCAGAACCTTGATGTAATACAGGGTAAACCTGGGTGGAACGCAAAAGCACTTATCGGAATGATAAATACTAGCCACAAGTATGACGGCAGTTTACATTTTGAGGAAAAAGCAGATAAAAACGGAAAACCTTTTAGCTGTATGTGCTACGCATTTGAGAATGGAGAAAGAATTGACGGACCAGTAGTTGATATGGATATGGCAGTTGCCGAGGGTTGGGTTGGCAAGAATGGTAGCAAATGGAAAACAATGCCACAGGTAATGCTTGCATATCGTGCCGCCTCATTCTTTTCAAGAAGATACTGCCCGGAAATTTCAATGGGATTATATACTTCTGATGAGATTATTGACGGAGATTTTACAGACAAGAGTTATTCGGCTGAGAATATGCAGGCAGAGGTAACGAGAGAAATATCCGATAATGCCAATTCAGTTGAGTTCAAGGAAGATGTTGATACAACAGCAACAGAAGCAACCGAAGAACAAACAGGCAGCACATTGCCACCATTTATGCAGGCAGAATAGAAAGGAGAATGTAACATGATTAAAAGCGAAAAAGGGAAAGTAATTTTAAAGGGAGACGCAAAAGGAGTGTTGGCTGAATTTGGCTGCATTTATTCGACGCTTGTTGAAAGACTAGGAAAGGATGTTGTTAATAGGACTATTGCTCTTACAGATATATTAGAAATAGCCAAAGGAGACAATAAGCATGAGAATAATTAGTCAAAATGGCAATGTTGATTTGCCTTATGAGAAATTTGTGTTTGGAATAACAAAAGATAACAAAATTGCTTGTTGCAGAGAATGCGTAGCACCGCCATATGAAATCTATAATGGAATTATTGCAGAGTATTCAAGCAAAGAAAAGGCTTTAAAGGCTATGGAAATGTTAAGGGAATCATATAGGGAATACATAGCAACTATCACAACTACGCAAGGGGTAGCACAGGCACTAATGTTTGTAGATAACAACGAAAGTAATCTCAAGTTATCAGCAAATATTGTCAATGGAATAAAGGAAAATATTTATTTCCAGTTCCCGAAAGATGATGAGGTGGAAGTATGATAATTAATAAAAATACTGATTCTGAACACGTTAAATTTATATCATACACAGGTAAGTATCCTAATCTTTGCAGTGGTATTTTAACGCTTGAAATTGACGGAAGAACAATCAGATTTGGCAATAGGTATGTAGATAGTACAGTTGATTATCCTAAGTTTTGGGAAAGCGGCGGCAGTTGTTCATTTGACAATAATTGGAACAGCAATGTTACAGACGGAGAATGGCAGATAGATTTTAATGAGATACCTGACTGCTTTAAGAAATATGCAGAGGAAATAGACGAAACATTCAACGCTAATGTGCCTCATGGTTGCTGTGGAGGGTGCTTATGAAGCTTAAATGTATTGCGACAGGAAGTAGTGGCAACTGCTATCTGTTACAGGCAGACAACGGAGAAACACTTATCCTTGATTGTGGAATACCGATTAAGGAGATTAAAAAAGGCTTAAATTGGAACATTAAAGATGTTGTGGGTGTGTTATGCACCCATAAACACCTTGACCATAGCAAGTCGGTAAACGATTTTAAGGCTATGGGAATACCGATTTATGCACCATATTTGAAGATTGATTATATGTCAATGAATATGGGCGGATTTACAGTAAAGCCTTTTGATTTAACAACGATAGACGGCAGATGGACACACACAAACGCAAATGGTGAGCCTTGCCCGATATTCGGCTTTCTGATTACTCACAAGGGAATGGGAAGAATGCTTTACATAACCGATTGTGAGGTTGTCAAGTGGAAATTTAAAGACATAAATCACATTCTCTTAGGTGTGAACTATGACAAGGATTTAGCTGATACCGACAATCCAAAAGCTAATCACGTTTTCAGAGGTCACTTATCTATTGATACCGCTTGCGATTTTGTCAAGGCTAACGATTCAGACAGCTTGCAGAACGTCATAATGTGCCATTTATCAAGTGAAAATGCTGATAAGGATAGTTTTATTGCCAAGATGAAAAATGCTGTAAATGGGGCGAATGTGGACGTTGCAGAACAGGGTAAGAGTTGGATTTTAAGGAAAGGAGATGAATGTCCGTTTTGAGAATAGAAAAGCTAATTGAATTTCTAAAGGCACATTTTGAAAGTGGAATACAAATGTTTGATACACCGTCAATTATGCCAGATTTCCGAATGCCTATTTATGATAAGGATGACATACTTGTGTTGTTTGCGCCTGAATACGAATATATCGAGATATACGGCATTTCTGATAAGGAGTTTAAACGAGTTATGAAAGAGGCAGGCGGTTATTAAAATGCGTGTCCGTTTTAGAAAGGAGAAGAATATGACTAAGAAAAAAGGAATAGGCGTAAGCACGCTTACTAACAGGATATATTACGGAACACAGGACGCCGAGAAGCGCATGTGGGTAGGGGAGAAAACAGATATTACCAGCGATGTAATAGCCGCTGCGTTCGAGTGGTTTATGGGGAATATGCATAGCAAAGAGGAGTATTCAATCACATATCCCGGAATGGAGTTTGAGTTGGTTATGAGGAGAAAAGCTGATGATTAAAGGAAGAAAAGTCTATGACCCATTAACTGATACTTGGAGCACAGGTTATTGGGTTGCGGATGATAAAGGGAATTATTACCCAATATGGTAGAAGATTTGAGCAGATTGGAGGTGCAAATGAGAAACTTTTATAGCGGTATCAGTAATGATAAAACACAATTTTTGATAAATATGAATTGGTATACGGATAATGATGTAGAGGCTTGTTTTAGACTTAGCAAAAATTTTCATGGATTGCCTAAAAACTGCAACATTGAAAAAAATGATTTTGAATTAGTATATTTAAAATTTGAATGGATTGGTGATACATATTACCCACAAGAAAGCGATAAAAGTGAAGGACAACCAATTAGGGTATATAAAATCAAGATGTAAATAATAAATTCTGAAAAGGAAAAATATCCTAATGCAGAACAGAAATACAGACTTGAGTTAGTAGAAAGCGTGGAAAAATAATGAATATTGTAACATTAATCGGCAGATTGACTAGAGACCCTGATATTAGATATTCACAGGGTGAAAATGCAATGGCAATAGCAAGATTTACACTTGCCGTTGACAAGAATTTTAAGAAGAAAGATGATAAGGCAAATTTCATTAACTGCGTGGCTTTTGGCAAAATAGCTGAAACAGTAGAAAAGCACGTATTTAAAGGCTCAAAGATAGCAGTTATCGGTGAATGGACTACAGGCAGTTACAAGAATAAAGACGGAAACACAGTCTACACTAACGATTGCAACATATCTAAGTTGGAATTTTGCGACAGTAAAAATTCAAGTGGCAGCAGTGCGGAGCCACAGCCAAAGCCCGATGATGGCTTTATGTCAATTCCTGATGGTATTGACGAGGAATTACCATTTAATTAATTCACTAAAGATAACAAAACAATTAAATATTATGAAAGGAGTAAGAGGTTTGTGCGCACATTAAAACTGGTTTTACTCCGATTGAAAAATGGAACAGAGGAATGTAAATATTTTCAATGATGATTGCTTAAACATTATTAAGAAGATTCCAAACGAAAGCATTGACTTAATAGCGACAGACCCACCATATCCAACAACATCGAGAGGAAGTGCTGGAAACAGTGGTGGAATGTTGCAAAAGGAAATAAATAAAAAAGGAATAGTATTTACGCACAATAACATTGACTGCTCGGAATATGCATCAGAGTTTTACAGAATACTTAAAGATGGTAGCCATTGTTATGTTATGACTAATCATGTCAATCTTATACACATGCTAAACGCTTTTACTGATTTAAGAACCGATAAGGAAAAAGAGCAAGGGCTTAAAACTTATGGATTCCATTTTATTAAATCGTTGATATGGGATAAGGGAAACAAAATAATGGGCCAGTATTATATGTCACAATTTGAATACATTTTGTTTTTCCGAAAAGGGAAAGGAGTAAAAATAAACAACTGCGGAACAAGTGATATATTGTCTATCCCAAATAAAAAGAAAAAGGATACAAGTGGGAATAATCTACATGACACAGAAAAACCTGTTGAACTAATGAAAATATTGATTGAAAATTCTTCGGATAAAGGGCAAGTTGTTTTAGACCCTTTTATGGGGATAGGAAGCACAGGAATTGCTTGTATAAAAGCAGATAGAAAATTTATCGGAATTGAATTAGACCCACATTATTTTGAAATTGCAAAGAAAGAAATGCTTGTGTTTGAGAAAGATAACCAGATGAGCATAACCGATTTCATATAAAGAAAGGAATGATACCGTGTTTTTATTACTAGCGTTTGTATTTGCGGCTTTAAGTTGGATTTTTGCGTTAAAATGCGACAAGTTTAATATCAAGAAAGACATTGTATGGCTTGCATTGTCAATCTTATTTGGATTTTTAGATGTTTTATTTTGTGCATTACATTTTATTTTGTAAAGGAATAGGAGTGATGAAGAATGAGATTGGTAGACGCAGATAAACTAATTGAGGATATTCACAAAAGAAATTATATCAGTAAGGCTTTATCTGAAATATTCGAAACTATCATTGATGAACAACCGACCGCTTATGATGTGGATAAGGTTGTGGAACGGTTAGAGAAAGAAAAGAATCCGAACTACAGAGAGGATGGAAGTATGATGGGGGAAAGAGCAGCGATTGAAATTGACAAGGCAATCGAGATAGTAAAGGCAGGTGGTAACACTTGAGTTATCAAAACATAGCAAGAGCCAAGGCAATAGAACAGGAAAATAAAAAGCGACTATTGAAACTGAATCCAAAACTGAATGACAAAAGTGGAATATACTTCCTACTCCGAGAGGATGAAAACGGCTTTAAGTTTGCTTATGTCGGACAGGCAGTACATATCTTACAGAGATTAGCAAGCCACCTTGTAGGTTATGAACAGCACATAGATTTGAGCATACGCAAACATAAGCTATATTCAGAGGATAATCCGTATGGCTGGCGAGTAGAATTTCTGAATTTCCCCGAAAGCCAGCTTGACGAAAAAGAGAAGTATTACATCAAGCTATATGCCGATAAAGGTTATCAGCTTAGGAATGTCAGTTTAGGCGGTCAAGGAGAAAATCGTGCTAGTGGTTCAATAGGAGAGAGAAAAGCGCCTAAGGGCTATCTGCAGGGCGTACAGCAAGGTAGAAAGAACCTCGCAAGGGAATTATCGCATATCATCGAAAAACACCTTGTTGTGACGATTAGAGAGGATAAACAGGGCAATAAGGTGTCACAGAAGCAGTATGAGAAGTTTATGGATTTATTGAAAGTGGGTGGAGATAATGACTAGTGGAAAAGTGATTACTTGTTGTGGAGATTGTATTTACTACAATTTCAAAAAACACAAATGCAATGTTGGGCATTCTGCCGAAATAGACCCAAAAGAAAAATTTTACGCAGACTGTACAACATTTGAGAATGTGGAAGAATATGAGAGAAAGGCTTATAACAAGGCTGTTGATGATTGCATTGAAGAACTTAAAAAGCGAAGAGATTCACGATATATGAAAGTAAATTGTGATGATTTAGAACTTAAAATGCTGGCAAAAAAGCTGAAAGGAACGAAGTAGAATGAAGATTTTAAGTAAGAAGAAATACGACAAGCTCATTGACGATTTTGAGAAATCACAGAAAAAGGTCGAAGAACTCAAAAGAATAAATGAAAGCCTTGGGAAAAAGCTAGAAGATAAAAAGACGAGTTGCAAGATGAATAACGGAAAGGATTTCTGCTTTAATTGTGCAAATTCCTACAGCTACAAGAATTGTAATGGGCTGGTTACTTTTAACCATGTAGGTTGCTTACTTGATGTTCCTTGCGAAGATTTTGAGAGAAAGGGAGTTGGAGAATGAAGATTGATGAAAACACAATAAATTACAATGCATTAAGGCTAATCAACCTTGCCACAACAGGCGTTGTTGATGAAGAAAATTCAGACAGATATATAATAGGTGCATTTAACTATATCAAGGGTATCTGTGATATGGCTAATGCAATGAAAGAAGTTTTGAAAAACTAAGAAAAATCAAAGAAAGGAATAGGTTGTCGCGACATAAAACCGAGGTTTCCTTTTAATGATGAATGGAAGAACAATTAAATTTATTCGACTACATAAGAGAACCTATTAGCATTACAAAGCCTATCCGCTTGATAGAGTTATTTGCCGGATATGGAAGTCAAGCAATGGCTTCAAAAAGAATAGGTGCTAAATTTGAACATTACAGGGTTGTGGAATTTGATAAGTATGCTATCGCAAGCTATAACGCAGTACATGGAACGAATTTTCCTACAATGGATATTACGAAAGTACACGCAGATGAGCTGGCGATAGAAGATACGAAGCACTTCACTTACTTACTTACTTACTCATTCCCTTGTACGGATTTATCAGTTGTCGGAAAACAAGCTGGAATGTCTAAGGGAAGCGGTACAAGAAGCGGTCTGTTGTGGGAAGTTGAGAGAATACTAACAGAAATCAGAGATAGCAACGGAGAATTACCACAGATTTTGTTTATGGAGAATGTACCGCAAGTACACAGCAAGAAAAACATCAATGATTTTGAGAAGTGGTTGGGGTTCCTGGAAAGTTTAGGGTACACAAATTATTGGCAAGACTTGAACGCTAAGAATTATGGTGTAGCACAGAACAGAAACAGGTGCTTTATGTTTTCGTTCCTGGGTAATTATTCATACGACTTTCCAAAGCCTATACAACTTGCAAAAAGAATACGTGATTATCAAGAAGAGGTAGTTGATGAAAAATTCTATGTAAGTAATAAGGCATTGAAAGGATTTGCAGAACATGCAAAAAAGCAGAAAGAGAAAGGAAATGGTTTTCATGCAGTGATTAAAGATGTTGATAACATATCACCTACAATAACAGCCAGATATTACAAAGATGGTTCTGATTGTCTTATAAAAGTTTATGGAAGAATACGAAAGCTAACACCGAGAGAATGTGGCAGGCTTATGGGAGTATCAGACGAGGACATATCCAAAATGGCAGCAGTAAACAGTAACACGCAGTTATACAAGCAGTTTGGAAACAGTATAGTTGTAGATGTTATGTGTGCCATGTTTAAGAATTTGGATATTAAGCAAGGAGATTAACTATGACAGACGATACAAAACAGGAAATACAAATAGTCCTAGATTTGCTAAAAGGTAGTCTTACAAGGAATGGTGTGAGTATGGCAACAGACAGAGAGGGCAACTTGATGTTCTTTGATACAGCCACTTACAACAGAAGCAAAGGCAAGGAATTTGATGGATTTAGGGTTAATATCAACGATTTAGTAAAGTAACAATGTGACAGAACTTGAAGAGGTAATTATGACAGGCAATTTTATTAAAATTGACAGAAAGATTTTAAAGTGGGAATGGTGGAGCGATATTAATACATTCAGACTCTTTATGTATATGTTGATAAACGCCTATTGGAAAGACGGAAATTATAAAGGCAAGATAATTGAAAGAGGGTCTTTTCCCTCTTCAATATCTGAATTATCAAAAGAAACTAATTTGTCTGTAATGGAAATTCGTACCTCACTAAAGCACTTACAATTAACAGGTGAAATAACAAGCAAAGCAACAAACAAATTCACGATATTTACTGTGGTTAACTACAATTTGTATCAAACGGATAACAAGCAAGATAACAAACAAATAACAAGCAACTTAACAAACAATCAACAAACAGATAACATTCTATTAACAAACTCTATATTAAAAGAAAGTAAGAATGAAAGAACAGAAGAAATTAAAGAAGATAAGAATATAGAAAAAGATATTACTAACGTAATATCCAAAAAGAAAAGTTATTATCCAGATGATGAATTGCTTGATGAAGCATTTAACGAGTATGTGACAATGCGTAAGAGAATAAAAAAGCCTATATGTACTGACAAGGCATTGCATAGGGCTATGAATACTCTTGAAAAGCTATCGGGCAGAGATAATGATTTGGCAGTTAAAATTCTTAATCAATCTGTAGACCATTGCTGGCAAGGACTGTTTGAGTTAAAAAGCGACAGTAAGCAAGATAGACAGGGGTTTGGCAATGGCATTGATTGGAGCAAAGTGTAAAGGAGTGTGATACCGATTGATAAGAGAAGAAACAGTTGAAGTAATCCATACTATTTGTGATTGCTACCCGAATTTCAAACCCGAAGATTTATCAAGGACAATTAATGCGTGGCAAGTGATGTTAGAAGAATATAGTTGCGAGCAAGTGGCTGTTGCTTTAAAAGCATACATTACATCTAATGCAAGCGGATTCGCACCAAGCGTAGGAGAAATAGTTGCTAAGATACAACTTGTATCGCAACCGCAGGAACTTGACGGAATGACAGCTTGGGGATTGGTTAGTAAGGCTTTAAGGAATGGTACTTATGGGGCAGTTGAAGAATTTAATAAACTGCCGCCGTTAGTCAGACAGGCGGTTGGTATGCCAGATAACCTTAAAAACTGGGCTACATCAGACTATCAGACGATAGAAACAGTAATACAATCAAATTTTCTAAGAACTTATGAAGTAATTGTTAAGCGCGCGAATGAAATAAATCGTATGCCGGACAATATCAAATCACTTATTGAGAAGACGAATGCAAATTCGTATAAGGCTCAAATCGAGCAAAAATTCCAAAGAGATATAAATACACTACCAACTAAAGTAAATGCCCTTATCGGTCAAAATACAAACGTAGAAGAGTATATTGAAGCACCTCAAGATATTCAAGAAAGAATAAACGCCATGAGGTAAAATTATGAAACCTAAAAATTGTATTTATCCAGATTGTTTTAATTGTATGTTGGAAGATTGCATATACAACGGACTTGAGCAGATAGATACAGCTCAACAAAACAAATTTGATAAAGATATTGCTTTTGAAAATAAACTGGAACACTTAGAGCCTAAACAGAGAGCAAAAGCTATATACGACAGAAAGTACGAACAGACAGAAAAAGGCAAAGAAAGACGTAGGCGATACAACCGGTCAGAAGCACATAGAGTTAGTCAGAAGAAATATTTTCAGACAGAAAAAGGCAAAGCTGCGCAGAAAAGATATAAACAATCTTATAAGGGCAAGGCTGCGCAAAATAAAATAAACACCAAGAGAGTTGAAACAGGTAAAAACGCTATCTACTGTAGAAGATACCGAGAGAAAAAGAAAAGAGAGGCTATGCTAAATGAGTAAGTCAGAACAACGGAGATTTCAAGAGCAGATGATGAGAGTTCAGTTAAATAGGCAAAAGAACAAAGAAAATAAAGAAATGTTTGGTAATGCCTTGATAATTCTGCTATGGGTGCTACATGACAAGTTCGGATTCGGTAATAAGCGATTGGAGCGGCTTATTGATGAGGTCGATAAATTCAATGAAGATTTCAATGCAGGACTTATAGACCCAAAAGAGCTTATTGAACAGTTGGAAGAAGAAACAAAAATAAAAATTAAATATTAAGGAGTGTGGCTTTATGAAATTTTCAGATTTTACAAAGCCAGAACTTGAAAAAATAATTGAAAATGCCAATTTTACCGAGGAAGAAGTGAGAATATTTATGCTTCTTTCTCGGAATTTTGCACAAAAGGAGATAGCACACAGACTGTCAATGTCTACAAGAACGCTAGAAAGACGGGTGAGGAATATTAAGAACAAGATTGAGAGGGTGGTAAATGAGTGGAACTGACAGACAAGGAATTGTTGAATTATGTACTAGAGAATGATATTATCTCTCGTGATGATATCCAAAAAAGAATCGAAATGAACGAAAGGAAAAAATATTTAAAAGAACATGCCTACGAGATATGGCAAGGAAAAGATAGTAAGTGGTATACATATCTGCCAAGTGAAACTGCTTCAAATGGGAGAAAGTTATTGAAGCGGTCAACATTAGATTCACTTAATGATGGAATAGTGGAACATTACAAGAAATTAGAGAATGAACCGCTGATCAGGAATGTTTTTCAAGAATGGATTGACTGTAAACTTGATTATCACGAAATCAAGAAACAGTCATACGATAAGTATACTAATAATTTTACTAGGTTTTTTGATTGCGAAGCATATCCAGTGGCAGACAAGAAAATTAAGTACATTACAACTGATGAATTGGAAAAATTCATCAAGACAATCATTGCTGAATGTAGTCTCTCGCAGAAAGCGTATTCTGATATGCGCATTCTTGTCAACGGCATTTTTAAGTATGCTAAGAAAAAGGGCTATACAAATATCAGTATCACACAGTTTATGGGAGACTTAGATTTATCTCGTCGGTCATTTACCAAGAAAGTGAAAGATATGGGGGATGAGATTTATTTTGAAGATGAAATCCCTGTAATTACTGAATACTTGTGGCAGAGATACGATATCAGAAGTCTGGGACTTCTACTTATGTTTGAGACAGGACTAAGAGCCGGAGAGCTAGCTTCACTTAAATTTTCAGATGTTCGCAGTACAAAATTAAAAGACGGAACTGTAAAGAATTTTATTTCTGTGTCAAGGACAGAAATAAAAATTAAAAATGAAAATGGAAAGTGGGTTGAACCTGTTAGCGATTATCCAAAATCCGACGCAGGCGTAAGAGATGTAATAATTACAGACAAAGCACTTAGAACTGTTAAAGCCATTCGCAGACTAAATCCATTTGGAGAATACATGTTTATGGAAAAGGGTGAACGGATCAAGAGCAAAGCGTTTAATCGCAAACTGGAGAGAGTTTGTAAAGCCTTAAATATTAATTATCGTTCAGCGCACAAGATAAGGCGTGCTTATGGCACAACACTTTATGATAATGCAGCAAATGATTCTGTAATATGTGAAATGCTAGGGCATAGCAATATCGAGACAACAAGAAAGTATTACATATACAGCAATAAGACAAGTAAATCCAAAATTGAGCAAGTCAGTAAGGCTATCAATTTCTGATTTTGGTTACAAAGTAATCAAAGTAATCAAAGGCTAAAGGCGTAAAGCTAGAAAACAAGCGGAATACAGGATTGGTCAATCGAGTTCGATTCTCTCATCCCCTGCTAGTTTTATTAGATGGTGATATGCCGAAAAGCCGCATAAATACTGAATGAAAGGAGCTTTTTGGATATCATCATTTTTCTTATAAAATCAAAAGGTAATCACAGAAGTAATCAAAGAATGTTTGTAAACGCCGTAAGGGCGTTATTTTTTTACTTTAAAATGGCGGATAACTGTCTAATTTATGGCGGTTAATCCGTCTTTTTTTATGCCAAAATATAATCAGAAAGAGAGGTAGTGCGAATGTTTTCAGATGAAGTTAGAGAAAAGATTTTAAGCAAAGAAGAATTACAGAAACTTGATTTAGTGACATTATCTCTTGTTATCCACGCAATTGAAGAGGTTTTAGAGGAGGCAGACAATGAACAATCCTTATCAAGTGCCTATGATGAATAATTCTTATATGCAATCTCAAAATCCATATATGGATAGAATGAACTTTTTACAAAATTATCAGCAGAGCTTACAACAGCCAGTGGCAGGGACACAAATGTCCTTAGCAAATCAACAGGCTATGCCACAGCAGATAGCAGGCATTAATGGAAGAATAGTGCAGGCGGTTGAAAATATTAATGCTAACGAGGTCCCTATGGATGGCTCAATGGCATTCTTTCCGAAACAGGATATGTCGGAAATCTATGTTAAAGGTTGGAACGCTAACGGAACTATCAACACGATTGTGTATAAGCCTTATACAGCCCCTAAAGATAATCAGACAGTAAATTCTATGGCTAATACAGAGAACGCTAAATTTACCCTATCAGACGAAAGCACACAGCTATTTCTGAATAAGTTTGAAGAGTTATCAGAGAAGATAGGGCAGTTAGAAGATAGATTTGATAAATCTTTAGGAACGCAAAGAAAAACTTCACGAACACAGAGCAAGGGCGGTGATGAAGAATGAATCCAATTAACATTTTTCAAATGATGAGAGGTGGTCCTCAACAATTTTTGCAGCAGATAGCGAACAATAATCAGCTTATGAGCAACCCAATGATGAAAAATACGATACAAATGGCGCAGCAAGGCAATATGCAAGGCATTGAACAAATGGCTAGAAATTTATGTAAGGAAAAAGGATTAAATGCAGATGATGTATTTAATCAGATAAAAAGCAGATTTAATAATTAATAGCATATTAGATGTCTTTGCAAATTACCTGGGTGACATCTTTATGAATAAATTAATGGAGGTAACTAATATGTTTAATTCAAATTGTGCCAGTGTGCCACTTGTTGCAAATATTGATGGCAACAGTAATAACAATGGCTGGGGAGATGGCGGATGGCTTTGGTTCATTGTTGTAATCTTTGCAATATTTGGTGGCTGGGGCGGTGGCTTTGGCGGATTTGGCGGTAATGGTGGAGCATTACAGGGATATGCGACACAGGCTGACATTCAGAGAGGCTTCGATAATTCAGCGGTTATCAGCAAGTTAGATGGCATTTCCAACGGACTTTGCGACGGCTTTTATGCTATGAACAACAGTATGCTCACAGGCTTTAATGGCATAAATACAAACATTATGCAGACAGGCTACGGCATCCAGCAGGCTATTAACGCTGATACAGTCGCTAATATGCAGAATACAAATGCTTTACAGTCACAGCTTGCTAACTGTTGCTGTGAGACAAGAGAAGCCATTCAGGGCGTAAACTACAATATGGCAACTAACACCTGTGCTTTGCAGAACACAATGAACAATAATACAAGAGATATTATTGACAGTCAGCAGGCAGGAACGAGAGCCATCCTTGATTTCCTGACTAATGACAAGATAGCTACATTACAGGCAGAGAACAATGATTTACGCAGAGCTGCTTCACAGGATAGACAGAATGCACTTCTGACTACAACAATGGCAGCGCAGACAAATCAGATAATCGACGCTGTAAGACCTACACCAGTACCATCATTCCCGGCAAGCAACCTTTACGGATATGCTTACGGATGTGGATGCAATACAGGTTGTGGTTGCTAAACAACTGAATAATCAAGTATCTTAATCAAATTTGCTCGGTTTAATTCTTAGTTTAACTCGGTTTAATTCAATTTAACTTGATTTAACTCAATTTAATCGAGTTAAGTATTGAGTTCCACTCGAAAGAACACTCGAAAGATTATGTCTGCTAAGCAGTATTACTTAAATTTAAAGGGCAGACTTGTATAGTTTGCCCTTATTTTTTAGAAAGAGAGGTAAAGAAAATGGAAATTACAGGAATTTCATTACAAACAGTTGCCGCTGGCGAAGATGTGGCATTCACAGAAACACCAGTTTGCGGTAGTAAGTGTATCGTACACAGACAGGGTAGCGGAATTATCAAGTTGAGAGGTATTACAAATCAGTGTAAAGCACGATTTTTAGTATCGTATAGCGGCAATATTCAGATACCTACAGGCGGCACAGTAGAAGCCATTTCGCTTGCTATCACAGTGGATGGAGAACCTTTACAATCTACAAAAATGATAGTTACTCCGGCAGCAGTCGAAAACTTATTTAATGTATCGGCACAGGCATATATTGATGTACCTTGTGGCTGTTGCAGTACAGTAGCGGTGCAGAATACATCTACACAAGCTATACAGGTACAGAACAGTAATCTAATCGCAGTAAGGGAGGCTTAATTATGCACATTGAAAGAATCCACAAAATGATTGAATGTCTTACAGAGAAAGCCTTAGGCGAGCTTGATAAGGGCGTTGAGAATGTCAATACAGAGGAAATGGGTGAAGCTGTCGATATGATTAAGGATTTATGCGAAGCAGAATACAAGGCAGTTATCGTTAAGTCTATGAAGAAAGCTGATGAAGAGGAAGAAGAATACAACAAGGAGCTGCTTAGAGCCTTAAAAGACGAATACGGAGAAGAGGGTGGCAGAAGATACTATGATGAATACCGCTATATGCGAACTGGCAGATATGCCCCTAAAGGCAAAGGCACCTATGTAGGCAGAAGAGGATACGAAGAACCGCCTTATTATCATATGTACCCGGATAGAGATATGGATAGAGAGTATGGCAGAATGTACTATACAGAGCCTACAAGTACACATACCGCTGAAAGTGGCTACGACAGGGCAAAGAGAATGTACACAGAAACTAAGGAAATGCACAAAGCTAATACGCCAGAGGATAAGGAGCATAAGATGAAGTCACTTGACAGCTACACTAAGGAACTTGCAAGCGACATTACAGATATGGTTGCCGACATGACAGCAGAAGAGAAAAACTTACTTAGAACAAAGTTAAGCACTCTTGTATCTAAGATATGATTTAAAAGGCTATGAGTAGCAATATTCATAGCCTGTTTTATTGAGAAAGGGGTATACAGATGATTTTTAACATTAATGGTACAATTTGGCACATACAATATAAAAATTCAAATTCGGGCGAATTAAAGCGGTCAGACAACACAATTAGCTTAGGTGTAACTGACAGAAATACGCATACGATATATCTGTCAGACAAACTACAGGGATTTATGCAACGCAAAGTGCTGATACACGAAATATGCCATGCTGTCTGTATGTCTTATGATGTGTATTTGCCGATTGAGCAGGAAGAAATATTGTGTGATTTTGTAGCAACTTATGGAGATGAAGTATTTGATATTGTTGATATGGTACTTGGGGCAGTTAGGAAAGTGGGATAATGAGTATTGATGAGCTATTGGAAATAATTCAAAGGACTAATCCGACTATGACAAAAGAATTATTGATATATGAGCTTAGTCAATGCCGATATTCGAGTAAGGTGTTGATACATACAGAAGAATGCTGTCAAAAAATTTCGAGGTAACGCATTCAATACGCCCCCAGGTATGGCATTTTATATTCGCAATTTCGATTTTGACAATTTTCAAAATTTGGTTCAGATTTCGTTCAAATCCTACTTAAAAAATTGAAAAAATTTTTTCAAAAATTTTAAATGTGAAAATTTCAATACCCCCGTCACTTTCAATTTTGAAATCCAAAAATCGGTTACACAGAATTTCAATTTTTGCTCCCGATTTCGTTCGGATTTGCCTTGAAAAATTGATGAAAAACTTTAACAGATTAAAGCGTTTTATACGAACTTGACCGGCTGCGGTTCGTGCTTGTTTTGACTTTGTGGCTTTGTGATTTGCCCTGTACGGCGGTTTTATTGCGTCGGTGTAGACTTCTAAGCCTGCAAAGTAAAACAGCCTTAAAATGCTTTTAAATGTATTGTATAAAATGGATATAATACGCTTGTTGAGCTGCCGTCAGTTCTGGAGAATTTGACAGAGCGTGCGCCCCGACTAGGTACACTTGTACACCTAAAGGCGCAAAAGTCCTATATATAAGCATAGCATTATTATATTAATTTTTCAAGGTGCAACAACAAGAGCATATTAATATATATGCTAATGCATCCGCAGGAATTAAACCCATACAAGCCACCAGATAACGCCAAAAAGGGCGTAGAATGTACGCCCTTAAAATTACCAAAATTCTATATATCCGCCGTTTCTGCGGTAGTGGAACCACACCCCCGAAGCATAACGAACACACAATATATTATTACTTTCTGTCCAGCTTTCGACAGGCTCGCCATAAGTCCAGCACTCAAAGACGGACTTGTGGAAGTTATAACATTCTTTAATTGTCAGCTCCATAATATACCCCCTTATATTCAATATTTCCCCAGTTATCCGGGTAAAAGCAAGCCGGGGAATCGAACCCCGGAAACGCTCCAAGCCTTGCCTAAATGCAGCTTTTAAGTGCTAATCTTTTAACCTCTTCGCACTTAACATTGACAAGATATTTTGCACGGTCAAAATTTACTTTTCCACCGGTACAATTAACAATATAATTTGCGCATTCGATGTATTTTTTAAACTCTTCTTCGTATGCCTTATCAAAAGCCTTTTCCAGTTCTGCATTTTCTGGATTCTTTTCCCATTCTTCTTCTATTGCATCACAAGATTTCACAAGCTCGCAATATTCATTAATCAATTCATATAATTTCATAATATTAACCATCCTTTCATTGTGTGCCCTGTCTCATCAGTGCAGGTGGGGCAGTTCCTACAGACCGCCGCGCGGGCGGTTTCGACTATTTTACTTGTTCTAAAATCTGTGTATATATAGACGGTTTCGATTCGTCAACCTCTTTATAGACGCATCCACTATATACTTTATTTGTTGACCCTTTGCAGGACTTCCCAAAACTCTTACAGTTGTAGCACATTGGGTTATACTCCAATGTTTCAATGGCTTTTCTACGCGCCTTGCTTCTTTCTATCTGTTCATTTGTTGCAACCATGATATATTTTTCCATGCTCCAAACCTCACTTTCGTTTCCTACGGTCTACCATCATCAGAGCCGGGAGACCATCTCGCGGCTGACGCTCCGGTGTGGAGCGTTTCGGCTAAAATTTACAAGGCTTTTCATAGCGGATGACCGCTACCGTCTCGCCCGTGCTTGCAAGTGTTCCCCAGCCGTTCCACATAGGACCATTCAAGCCTAATAACTTAGGCTGGTTATATAGTTCTTCTCTCTGGCTTTCTGCAAGTCTGCCGTTATTATAGCCATAAACAAGGCTTTCAAACTCTGCCGCCGTCTTGATTTCCGTTGGCATATCGTAAACGCATTTTGCGCCGCTTTCTAATGTTCCTATAATCATAATCTTGTACCATTTCGCCGACTGTGTTATAATCGGCTTACCTTTCTTTTTTGATTGGTGGCGGTTCGTTCTTGGTAGGGGCGACCGCCTTTTTATTTGCAAGATTATAATATCACTTTAAAAAGAAATATGCAAGCCTTTTTATAACTTTTTTAAGAAATATTTTTATTGACTTTTAGAACCTACTATATTATTATAAGAAATAAATAAAACAATATAGAAAGGAGCTATCGCAATGCTTAAATATCGCTTTAATGTCGGGGATGCTCTGGAGCGTGCCGGATTTAACACATACAAAGCCAAAACAAGCGGATTATTGAGCCAAGACACACTAAAAAAGATAAAGAACGAGGACACAAATATAAATGCTAAGAGTATAAATAATCTTTGCTTGATTTTAGATATGCAGCCGAAAGACCTCTTTATATATGAAGAAACAGAGGAAGAAAGAGAACTAAAAAAGAAATTATAAAATATTTTAAAATATCACTTGCAAAAGTGACAAAGAAATGCTATTATAATTATACAAATTAAGAAAGGACAGTCGAAAGGCTGGAAGGTGGAAAATATGAGATTATTTTTAGCAATCAAAAAAGACGAACGGAATAAAGAGTATATAAGTGCAGTCATTAATTCCAGAACATTCCCAAGCACATATGCAGCGGATAACAGAGGCGTGCGAATCGTGGAATTACCAGAGATTAAAGAGGACGAAGATATTTTGAATTGTCATATATGTTTATAAGAAAGGTTAAAAGGTGGGCGATATGAGAGAATGCAATATTAGATTTGACAAAAATGGAAAAGTAAAAAGCGAGGATATCAAGAATTTAGAAAAATTTTTTAGCGAGGAGAACTTAGAAAAGTTTGAATCTGACGAAGTCTTCGCAGTAGAAGCGACGGAGCATATAGGAAACGGCGAATATAAAGCCGTGGGTTACGATTTTTATATTGGCAGCGACACACAAGCCAGAATGGGCTCAGATTGGAGATTTGGGCATATTGCTTTTTGCAATTACTGGTGTCTTGTTAAAAATGACAAGACTGTAGATTTCGAAAAGGCTCTTGAAAGAGCCAAAAAAATTGTCTTGACAAATAATTAGTAATTGTATATTATATTTTTGTCGGATGATAAACAATAACATTTGATGTATTGAAACATGTTTTCTGACGTGTTCAATGATTAACCGTAACGCAGGGCGTATATTAAAGAGGGCTTCGGCTCTCTTTTTTATTTGACTTATATATATATCTATGCTATATTATTCTAATAATTAAATAACAGTTATACGCCCGATAATTATATAATAGTTATCGGGCTATTTTTATATTATTAGTATATATTATAATAAGCTGGATAAGTTCCAGCAGAAAGGGGGATATATGGAGAAGGTAAAGGAAACGCCAGACACGCCCGAAGTATTCCAAAACGACATAGAACTTTATTTATCGCAGTTCTGCGAAGAACACAACATCGAAGATATGGCCAAAGAACCACAGAGCCGATGGAACGCTGCCCTGATGTATATAAATAAATATGTTTTTGGTGATAAAAGTATATTAAAATTAAATAAGAATATTAATAAAAATAATACCAATTGTATTATGGATAATAATTTTAATATGTATGATTATGATAAAGTAGAGTATATATTATATATATATTATTATTTATGTGCTATGTATGATAAAGAATGTAGTATTATAGGATTTAGCTTATTAACTGGAATTAATAGAGATACTATATTAGATTGGGGGAATAGCGAGCGAAAACTAAGTACAAAAAGTTTCGGCATTGCGGAAAAACTGCGATTTTTTCGCGAAGAGAGCCTATCAAACAAGCTCGCAACTGGCAATAAAAATCCTGTAGGAATCCTTGCAATACTTAACCGACACTTTGCTTGGAATCTTCCTGGCGTTAGCAAAGAGAGCACCACAAAGGTCATTAAGACAGTGGCAGATCTGCCACAGCTTAACGCATCTGACGACGCTCAAGGCTCTAATGTTCGTCAAATTGCACAGCAAGAAAACATTGTGCAAGATGTACAAGAAATCCCACAAAGCCAGTAAACAAGCGAATTGTAGCCGTTTGCCTCACGATAACTCTATTTCGCTAAATTAGAGTTTAGCGAAGTGATAAAACAGAACATTTGAGCGACAAAAACACGACAAAGCCAGTAAACAAGCGGATTGACAGCAATTGTATGATAATTATTCATTGCGCAATGGCTCCGCTCTGGCTGATTTCATTGTGTAAAATGTATAACGCATGGCGTGGGGGTTATATATCCAGACGCTGACCGCCCAACTAAGTCGCTCAAATATTCTCAAAAATAAAAAGGCTTATTATATTTATATATACACATTTATTTATATATATTTATATACCCAATAATTAATAACTTATTAACCCATATACAATAATTAATATATTTATTAATATAGCCTTAATAAAACCTATATAATTTAGTCAATAATTACTGTACAAATCCTATAGATAGGTGTATAATAGACACATCTTAATTATTCACAAGATATTCAATAAATACACACATCAAAACGGCTAATTCAGCCGAGTAAATTCCAAAAAATTTTAAAAAATAAAAAAGAGTTAGGAGTTAGAAATGCAGGGAGCAGAGTATCAGGCTTTAGCCATGCGTACTAACGATAAAAAGTCTACAGATAGGCTTGAGAAAAAGATTGATGATTTAAAGATAGGCAATCGTGGTGAAGATACACCAAGAATTGAGCTAGGCGGTGTTATCAATGCTGCACTAGGTTTATCTGGTGAAGTTGGAGAGCTTAATGATATGCTCAAGAAATGGGTTTTTCACGAAAAGCAGTTAGATGTTGAACATTTAAAGCGTGAAATCAGCGATGTATGTTGGTATTTAGCTTTAATGTGCGATTCATTTGAGTTTAATCTTGATGAAATTATGCAGATTAATGTTGATAAATTGAAAGCAAGATACCCAGAGGGATTTGATACTTACAGAGCCAATCATAGACAGGCAGGTGATGTTTAATGAGCGATATTCAAGTTAGCGGATTTTGTGCTGATTGTAAAAGCAGAAAGACATTATTTAGCGCAGAACCGTGTAAAAGCTGCATTAATAACGGCGGTAAGGGATATAACTTTACCCCACTTAAAGATGTTGCACCTAGCGTCAATGAAAAGTCGGTAAACGACAATGTTAATCATCCGAGCCATTACGCAACAGGTAAATATGAGTGCATAGATGTAATGATTGAGATATTCGGTATCGAAGCTGTTAAAACATTCTGTTTGCTCAATGCTTTTAAGTACAATTACCGAAGTGGTAGAAAGAATGGCTTAGAGGATATTAAAAAAGCTAAGTGGTACATTGACAAATACATAGAATTGTCAGAACAGTCGTGTCAGTCAATAAAAGTATAACGGTTGCAAAGGATAGTACGCTGCGACTTGTGGCGAATGCATACTGGGAATAGCCACTATTGCCCTTTAGTATAATGGTTAATACACAGGATTTTGATTCCTGTGATATGGGTTCGATTCCCATAAGGGTAGTTTATTTTCTTTTATTCGTTTGGCTGTTCATTATTGTGTTTTTGCATTTTACACAGAACAGTCCTCCTTTCATGTACCTCTTTGGATTTTGTTCAGTTAAAAGCGGTGCAAGACCGCTTGAGAGGGTTTGGCGTGTATATACATAGCCATGTGAAAATCAGCTTATCAAGAAGCATTCCTTATCAAAACACCCCTAATATTTTATTGTTTCTGTTCTTGTTTCTTGATAGCCGTTACAGGCGGTATTTGCCGATATGGGATAAAGGTATTCCAGTAGCTCGCTAAGCTATCCAACAGAAATGTTGTTCGTGTTCGATTCACGATATCGGCGCTAACTTACGACAGGGGTTAACCTTGCCGTAAGCGGTAGAAAGTCCGCATGAAATTGCACAAAGTAGTGGCAAAAGCAATTTCAAAGTGGCAGCAACCACTACTGCTACCACTTTTCGGATAGTAGTTCAGTTGGGAGTAACGCTTGATTTATTCAAGTAGTCATAGGTTCAAGTCCTATCTATCCGATTACAACAAACTAGGTTAGCTACCGAAAAGCACAAGCCTTAGTGCCTGTTTGTTGTTTTGCTAATAAGGCAGTTATCAGAAAGGCAGGTAAACATGGCAAAATTAATTAAACATTGTTCAATCGGAAAAATAAGAATGGAGCTTGTAGATTATGTGCTGAATTGCACAGATGATGAATTGTACGAGCTTTGTGGTGCTGTTTCAGAACTTAAAGGCGTAACATCTTGGTCTTGTGATGAATGCCAAAAACGATTTAAGCCAGATTGTAGCTTTGACAGTGACGAATCAAGATGTAAGAAGCATTTCTTTGAGATGAACAAACCGGAATAATTTCGGTAAAATCAGTTGCCTAGTGATTGCAACACGAAAAGAGTAACCTACGAACTCCTGGCAACTGTTTTTATATAAATCGTAGGGTTATCTATCGTAGGAGGTAAAATATGGCAGATATAAAAATTAAAAAAGCTGTAATTAGAGAAGATTTATTATCAATAACAAACGATTATAGAAAAGCAATTATTCTCAATCAGTTTATCTATTGGTCTGAAAGAGTTTCAGATGCCGATAAGTTTATCAAGAAAGAAAATGAGATTGCGAAGAACAATGGAGAAGAAGAAAGAGAGCTTTTCTATGGTTGGATATATAAAACCGCCGAGGAATTAGCCGATGAGGTTATGTTAGGTTTATCTGCAAGCCAGATAAGAAGATATATCAGCGATTTGGTGAATATGGGTTATATCTCAAAACGAAATAACCCTAAATATAGGTGGGATAGAACATTACAATATAGGGTAAATCTTGTAAATATTGCAAAAGACCTTAAAAAGAATGGCTATCCATTAAGCGATTATAAAATTGAAATTCCAGAAAATGAAAAAACCATTACGCACGAGTGCGTAATCAATAATGAGCCAATGAAAAATCAAACACAAGCTAGTGACGAAGCAATACCAAAGAGTACTAACATAGATTACTTAAACAAAGATTACAAATCAAATAGTACAGAGTGTAATTCTCTTAACAGAGAACAATGTAATTCTTTTTTACCCAAAGATAAAAAAGCGAAAGAGTTTAAGCCGATAAACGAATACTCTCAAAGTGATTGGGAAGTTGCCGAAGAGAGAATGATAAGCAGAGCTGGCAAGATAGCTTATGATTGGACTAATGATAAAACACTCAAAGAAAATGTAGAAGCATTCTTTAAATACTTTTTAGATAAACACGGAGAATGTACTGGAGAATATCACTACCCATTAACAGATAAAGTTTTATCAAGAGTAGTAGATAATTTAACAAAAGAAACCGACATAGAGCGTGACGGATATACAGATACCTATTACGCAGCTATAAGTGATATGGACGATAATACAGACTACAAGATGTTAGTTGATGAATATTTCAATACAAAGTTTTCGGCAAAATGCGATTACAGCTTAGTTCATTTTTCTTCTGAAAAGGTTTTAATCAACATTATGAACCACGCTTGTAAGAGCAGTTGGTGCGAAAGCAAGGAGTGATTATTATGGCTATGGGAGTACACCCACTAAACAAAGATAAATTCTATGAAGCAATTAATTTGTACATATCGGGGCAAGCTTCACAGGTAAAGGCAGCAAAAGTAGCAGGTTGTAGCGTACCGACATTTAAGAAATACGCTAACAAGATTTATGGCGGCGAGGAATTACCGGATAATTTATGGGGGAAGAATAATGATTAAGGGAATTGTTAATCGTTGGATAAGACACAAGACAAAGAATTTAACAAGAATACCATTGTTTATGATGACATTTAACTATCGTAAATATAAAGCAGACGGAAAGAAAGACAGTTGCATGTTTTACACACACCCAGATATTGCCAATGATGAATTTGTAAAGGGCAAATTACAGGAAGTTGTTGACTATATCAGAGATAACTATGATTTGGATATATTTACGAAGATTTGAGGTGCAATATGAAAGATTGCTCAATTTGCAAATATTGTGATGAAGATTTTGATTTTGATGAAGAAACAGGAGAAGAATATTCGGTTTTTGATTGCCAAAAAGGGAATGACACATCACTTGACTGTGAGTGTAAGGATTTTAAGGAATATAAGCCAAAGAAATATAAAGAGAAAGATACAAAGTGCGATAAATGTGAGCATCTTGAGATTTGTCTTGATAATGGCAATGTTATTGATTGCAGGACAGTTTGCGATACAAGAAGTCATTATATAGCTGGCAGAATGGGGTGCGTTAAAAATGAATGATTGCAACTTAACCACTTGCCGATACAACAAAGACAACAAATGCACAAATAATGAAAAGAGAACAGAATGTGTTGAGTTATCTGGAAAAGTAATGGGTATTGATGTTTCTGTTGAGGCAATTAATGAGTACGCAAAATCAATCTTAGGAAGATGCCCTAAAGACAATATGGAGTTTTCGAGAGCCTTAGCAATGAAAATCTTAGAGGAAACAAAGACATTAGTGAATAGCGCGAGAAAGGAATGAGGTCATGAAAATAACTGAAATGAATAACTGCATTGAAGAAATGCGTAAATGTTACAACTTTGATGACGATAAGACGGAAATACGGATTGGGGATATGATAAGCGGAAGTAACAGATATGTAACTGTCGGTACAAGGGATGAAAACGGAACACAGATTGAAATGACAAGGCGTGCAGATGAATTAGAACAATGATTGCTGATTATCAGCGGAAAGGAATTTTTATGAAAAAATTATTTGTAAGCGTGCCAATGAAAGGCAGAACAGAGGAAGAAATCAAAGCAAGTATTCAGAAAATGAAAAAGATTGCTGAAATATACGAGGGTGAGGAGTTAGAGCTTATCGACAGCTACATTGAGGATAACCCACCTAAGGACAGCAAAGAAGCTGTATGGTATTTAGGTGAAAGTCTTAAGAAACTGGCACAGGCTGATGTATTTATGGGGATATGCGAGAGCTATGATTGGAACGGCTGTTGCATTGAAAGAGAAACAACAGAAAAATATGGCATTAAAGCATATATGATTCCGGCAAGATATGTAATTGATGATTATAATGCACTTGTGCAGAAATTACATCCGATTTGCAATGACGCAATGCCAACAATCTAACAATATATTTACCGGCTAACAAACGGAGTTAGTCGCTACCCTAAAACAATTATAGGCAGAGGTCTATAAGGCACTTCTGCTAAAATCGGAGGTGCTTTTCGTATGGCTAGTCAAAGCCTTATTTCTACAATCAATGGATATGAAAATTACATAGAGAAAAACGGAATAGATGAACAGGTAATTAATGCCTATGTAGACGCTTGCAGTGTAGCCATAAACGGCGAGAAAGATATTGAGTATGGACTACAACTTACAGAAAGGGCAAAAGAGCTTATAGAGCGTTTCTGCAAGGACAAGACAGGTGGAACGATATGGGATTTAGAGAAGTATGCGTTTGCAAATAAAACGGAATATGAGCTGATTAATTGGTTTTATGATATTTTACTGATTGAAGCACAAAACAAGGTTGTTGACAGTTTTTTTAGATACATAGAAAAGAAACGTGAACCTAAAGAAAGATTCTATATGCCGAGAAGAAAACAGTTTATCAAAATAGGCTTAATAGAAGCATTACAAGGCATGATTGATGATAAATATGATATTTTATGTATTTCTCTCCCACCCGGAACAGGAAAAACCACAATCGAAAAGTTTTTCCATTCTGCGGTTATAGGTTGGTACTCAAACGGATATAACCTTTTTTATTCACACAGCGGAGACATTACACGAATGTACTATGATGGCGTATATGATATTGTCACAAACGCTGACGAGTATACATGGGGAGAAGTGTTCCCTGGACTTGAAGTAACAAGCACAAATGCAAAGCTTGAACAGTTTAACGTAGGAAAATATAAGCCGTTTCAATCTGTACAATGTACATCTGTCGGCAGTAAAAATGCCGGTAAAGTCAGAGCCAATAAATTTCTGCTAGTTGATGATATGATAGGCGGCATTGAAGAAGCACTTAACCCAACTTATCTTGATAAATTGTGGGATAAATATGCAGTAGATGCACGACAAAGAAAGATACCAGACGAGGATGGAAACCCATGTAAAGAAATACATATTGCTACAAGGTGGAGCGTTAGAGACGTAATAGGACGTATTATACAAGCTTATGAGGGAAACAAACGAGTTAAAGTAATATCCGTGCCTGATGTAGACCCAGTAACAGGAGAAAGTAATTTTGACTTTGAATTTGGTGGCTATACAGTAAAGGATTTTGAAGATATTCAGCTACTTATGGATGAAATCTCATATCGCTGCCTGTATAAACAAGACCCTATAGAACGTGAGGGCTTATTATTCCCGGACGATAAAATCCGCAGATACCTTAATCTACCACACGGAGAGCCAGAAATTATCACAGCTCAATGCGATACAAAAGGAAAAGGTACAGATTATTTTGTACTGCCTGTATTGCAGAAGTACGGCGAAGATTACTACTGTGTTGATTGCGTATGTGATAACACAGCAGATTATGAAGAACAATACAGAAATGCTGCAGGTGTACTTGTAAATAACAAAGTGCAAGAGTGCGAATTTGAGCGTAACGCCGGTGGAGATAGGGTCGCAATGGAAGTTAATAAGCGTGTTGAGAGTGTAGGATGGATATGCAATATTACAGATACGCCTACAGAAACAAACAAAGAGGCAAGGATTTTTCAATGTTCTAACTGGATTTTGCAACACATTATTTTTAAAGATTCATCGTTTTACAAACCTAATGAACCATACGGAATAATGATGTCACTGTTAAAACAGTATTCAGTATCGGGCAAGAAACAGTTAGATGATGTTCCTGATGTATTCTCAAACTTTGCATTAAGGATGACAAAAGGAAATCGGGTAAAAAAAACAGTCATTATGTCAAGTCCAATATAGGGGGTTAATCTATTATGACAACTAAGGATTATCTTAATCAAATCAGTAGACTTAATCGTATGATAAATAACAAGCTAACAGAGATAGCACAACTTAGAGAGCTTTCTTGCAGTATATCAGCAGTAAAGAATGAAGAAAGAGTGCTATCATCATCAGACCCAGATAAAATAGGCACTACATACGCCAAGATTGACGAAATGGAACGCAATCTTGATAAGATGATAGATGAATACATTGAAAAGAAAAACTTGATTATAGGGCAAATAGACAGCATAGAGAATGAAGAGTATTACAATATTTTGTTTTCAAGATATATCGAAAAGAAAACTTTTGAAGTTATCGCTACAGAAATGAAATATTCATGGAGACAAATTATCAGGCTTCACGGAAAGGCTCTTAAGGCATTTGAAGAAAAATATGGCAACACATATTTAAGGATGTCATAGAATGTCATATTGCACTAATGATATACTGTATCTGTAAGAAGTCACAAAGATGTTTTTTCATAAACACATTCCTTATCGAAAGCACCGTTACTTAATTGTGGCGGTGCTTTTGTTATACAAAGAGGTAATATATGAAATTTTATATGAATAAAGACAAGTCAATTATGTGTCCGAACTGCCATAAGTTTCTAACTAAGGCAGATAAGAAAGACCCACGCACACACAAACTAGCTTGCAAACATTGCGGCAAATGGATTTGGTATGTACCAAATGATGACGATAATTTTCAGATTAAAGAAATTCCACAGAGCAGAAGTTCAAGTGGTATGACATTTTATTAGAGGTGCAAGAAATGCAGACAGGAAGAATTGTATTAACAACGGATGTTCCGGAAATAACATATGAAAATGTGTTAGATGTATTAAGAGATGTCTTTTCAACACACATACAAAACGCCAACAGAATACAGTATCTTCTTGATTACGATGCAGGAATACAGCCGATAATTAGGAAGAACCCTAAGACTTACAGACCGGACATTGATTGTGAGTGTGTAGATAATGTCGCTCATCAAGCATCAGAATTTTGGACTTCATTCGCTTGGGGAAATCCTATTTCACTTGTGCAGAATGGTGATGGAAAAGAGAAATTCGTCGCAGACGGAATATCAGAGCTTAACAAACAGTACGAACTTGCAAAGATTAAAGCAAAGACGCAAGACTTGGGAAGATATGTAACAATCGGGGCGACATGTAATGTTCTTGTAGATGTAAATATGGAATGGAAAAAGAATAAGCCATATTTCACATTAGACATATTAGACCCACGAACATCATTTGTAGTGAAGTCAAGCTATTATTCCGATAAGCGAACAATGATGGGCGTTACTTACAGACACGATAGAATAACCGGAAACAACTACTACACTTGCTTTACAAAAGATTTCCGCTTTGAAGTGGTTAATCTCAATGAGATTGCGAACGGAGATTATACGAAAAAAGAAGCATGGAGACATCAGCAAAGAAGCGGGGAAGTAAATCCGCTTGGAATTGTGCCTATAGTTGAATATTTTAGGGCATATGACCGCATGGGAGTTTGGGAACATCAAATGTCTGAGTTAGATAATCTAAACTTACTCATTTCAGACTTTACCAATGATGTTGAACAGAATACGCAGGCGGTATGGCATACAAACGATGTTGACTTTCCTGTAGAGAGAAAAGTTACAGACAATGAAGATGGCACACAGACTATTGAAGAAACTGTGAGAAAGCCGAAATCCGGCGAATGGATGCAGACTTATACATCTGCAGACGGAAAGACACCAATTGTTGAATCTCTTGCAATTAATTACGATTACACAGGGATGCTCAATAACATTCAATATCGCAGAAACAAGATACTTGAAAAATGCAATGTTCCACTTACAAATGACAATGCATCTAACATAACAGGTGTTGCGGCTAGTAATGCAAGTGGATGGGACCACGCAGAGGCAGCAGCAACAAAGTTACAGATGATAACCGAAAGCTGCAAAATGGATGAACTAGAAGTGGTTCTTGCGGCTATTGATAAAAGTCCGTATGTCCCACAAGATAGTCCATTAAGGCTTATAAGCCTTGAGGATATTGAAATTAACATTAAGAGACAAAAGCTATATGAATTATCAACAAAAGTCAACAGTATAGCAACACTTATTAATACAGGCATTAATGGAGGGAAAGTACTTAATGCAATTCCTGTATTTGACGACCCTAACGAAGTTTGGGAAGCAAGCAAGGAAACGGTTGAAAAAATACAAAAGGGCAATATTAAAGATGATACAACTAACAATGACCGCACGATGCAAGACTTGAGCGACCAAGTCGGCAACAGCCCTCTGATTGATAAGAGCAGAACAAATAAATAATCAAGGTATATAGCCACTGGGAATTATCCTAGTGGCTTTTTATATGCACAGAGAAGTGGATAAAACACAATGAGACAGAGAAGTCAATAAAACACAGAAAAGTGAGGTAACGAAAATGGCAGATGAAGCTAAATCAACAGCAACCGAAAACCCAACAGATACAAAGACAACCGAAGTAAAGCCAAATACACCAACAGTTGAAGAACTGATGGCACAGCTTGCTACAGAAAAAGCAGACAGAGCCAAGGAAAAGCAGGCACTTGATAAGGCTTTAAGAGAAAAAGGAGAGCTTACCAAGGCTTTAAGAGCAAAGCAGACAACCGAGGAACAGGAAGCGGAAGCTAAGGCAGAAGCGGAACGCTTACAGAATGAGAAGTATGAGGAAGCTGTAAAAGAACTTAATCATATTAAAGCGGTTAATGCTTACAAGAGTGTATCTGAAAAGTCTGTAGAAAAACTGATTGATGCAGTTTCGGACGCAGACCATAACACTATTGCAGCAATTATAGAAGCTGAAAAGAAAACAGCAGTCGCAGAAGCACAGACTGAATGGATGAAATCAAGACCTAGAGTTAATGCAGGGGGAGAATATTCCGGCATGACAAAGGAACAGATTATGGCTATTCCGGACAGAAATGAGCGTAGAAAAGCTATTGCTATGAATATGGATTTATTTAATTAGGAGGTAAATATGGCGGCAGAAGAAAATTTAATTAAGAAAGCTGACCTTGTAAGAGCAAGAGAGGTTGAGTTTGTAAACATTTTTAGTGAGAACATCAAGAAGTTAATTGAGGCACTTGGAGTAACAAGAAAGATTCCAAAGCAGGCGGGCTACACATTAAAGTCCTACAAGGCTACAGGAACACTTGAAAACGGAGAAGTCGCAGAGGGCGAAACAATCCCACTCTCTAAGTATCAGACAGTTGCAGTAAACTACAAGGAAATTACTTTGAAGAAGTGGAGAAAAGCCACATCGGCAGAGGCGATTATCAGTGGAGGCTATGACCAGGCGGTACAGATGACAACTGACAGAATGTTACTTGATGTTCAGAAAGGCATTAGAGGCGACTTTTTCACATTCCTTGCAACAGGCACAGGAACAGCAACAGGCGTAGGTTTTCAGGCAGCACTTGCACAGGCTTGGGGACAGTTACAGGTCAAGTTTGAAGACGATTCAATCGAAGCTGTGTATTTTATGAATCCACTTGATGTAGCTGATTATCTTGCTAAAGCACAGATTACATTACAGACAGCATTCGGTATGACTTATGTAGAGAACTTCCTCGGTCTTGGAACTGTTATTTTTGACAGCAAAGTACCAAAGGGAACCATCTACGCAACAGCAAAAGACAATATCGTACTGTATTACATTCCTGTTAATGGTGCAGACCTCGGAGAAGCGTTTGATTTCACATCAGACCAGACAGGTCTTATTGGCATTCACGAAACACCGGACTACAGCAATATGACAGCTTCTGACACAGTGGTTTCCGGCATTGTACTTTTTGCTGAAAGACTTGACGGAATTATCAAGTCTACAATCACAGAGGCAGAAGCGGCGTAAGGAGAATTGTTATGAGTTATAAGGTAATTTACAGGTTTATGGATTTACAAGACTTTAATCACATATACGAAGTTGGAGATGAATACCCTAGAAATGGTTCAGAAACAACTCCGTCAAGAATCAGAGAACTTGCAACCACAGAAAATAAAATCGGCAAACCGCTAATAAAAGGTATGCAGAATAATAATAGTTCTGTAAAACCTGTAGATTTGCCGAATGAACATAGCAAGGATTTGAATAAGACAGCTATAAATCGTATGCCCACATCTGATTTGCAGGCTTTTGCCACAGAACAGGGTATAGACAATGCAGAAGAACTCACAGGAGCAGAATTAAAGAAGCTGTTAATCGAGAAATTAGGATTATAGGAGATAGTTATGGAATACACCACATTAGAACAGGTCAAAATCAGACTTAAACAATTTTATATTGATACAATCGCAAATGATGATGAAACAACATCTGATGTGGTAGTGTTCGATAGCAAAGAAGATAATCCGATAATCGAACAGCTGATTAAGCAGGCTACAGAAGATGTAAAGGCAAGAAGAAACTACCCCGACAGCTACACAGATGAAATGATAACCGATGATCTGAAGAAATTTGAAAGTGTTATCGTTAATCTTGCGGTCTATGACCATTCACAGGCAGGCGAAGCATTTATGTCAAGTTACAATGAGAATGGCGTAAACAGAACTTGGAGAGACAGAGATAGCTTATTTGTTGGGGTGTTTCCATTTGCTAAAGTGTTATAGAAGATTGTGCGTTAGCATTTTGCTGATGTCGGCAATATGTTAGCAGGCGGCACACATTAAGGGTGGTGGGCGGTGTGCCTATTAATTTAGAAAGGCGGTATATCAATGCCAATAGCAGTAATTATAAGCATAATTTCAGTTGCTTTTTCCGTCTTTTTCGGATTTTTCAGTTTATCATTCAACTCTAAGAATGATAAACGAAGTGACAGAGTAGAACTTGAAGAGCGTGTGAAAGAGAACACGCGAATAAATATGAAACTTGACGCAATATCCAACAATACAACGGAGATTAAGAACGAAGTCACAGAAATGCGGAAAGAACTTAATTCTCACGATAGTAGGATAGTTAAAGTTGAAGAAAGTGTTAAGTCAGCACATCACAGAATTGATGGCATAGAGACAAGACTTAATGATGACAAGGAGGTGTAGATAATGGATATTATTCAGACATTAATTGCAAATATGACACTTATATTAGCAATCATCGGAGCTATTGCTTTTCTTGTATCTGTAATTACACAGGTAATCAAGAATATAAGCATATTTAATAAAGTACCTACGGACATAATTGTGTTCATTTTATCTATCGGTATCACAGTTACGGCGTTTATCGCATATATGCAGTACATTCATATGACGATACTGTGGTATATGATACTTGCGGCTATTATGGCAGGCTTTATCGTTGCGTTTGTTGCAATGTTTGGCTGGGAGAAGTTATCCGATTTATGGAAGCGTTTCGGCAAGGATGTGAAGTAAATGCTTGATATTAATAAGCAGGCTATGAAGTATTCGCTTCAAGGACAAACAGTAACCATCTATGAAAGAGATGATGAGGGAAATATCCTCTATGAGGGATATACCGACACAGAAGGTAATTTTATTCCTTATCTTGATGATGAGGGAAACAAGATACCCAAAGTCCTTGAAGAAAAAACAGGTTTTTCAGAACCGGTTGATTTTAAAGCTAACATATCGTTCAGCGGCGGAGAAGCACAGAGTAAAGAATATGGCTTTGATACCGCTGATTTTGATGCTATTTTACTGACAGATAGGAATGTGTTGCCTGTTCAAAAAGGCGACCTTATCTGGCTTGATAGCAAGCCTACATACACAGATGATAGCCTTGTTGATGAAACATCAGCGGACTTCACGATTGTAGGTACGAAACCGGCATTGTGCTCAACTAAGTATATGCTTAAAGCAGTTGTAAAGTAGGTGGTAAATACGAAGTATCAGACAGGTGGCTTTCCACAAAATGGTTCTTTATTTATACAAACAGGCAATGAACAGCTAGTTGGTTCTATCTTTAAAGGAAAGACAGCTCCATCTACGCAAGAGCCGATAAATGAAAGCATAAGACAAACTATTTCGCAAGCGGTTAAGGAGCGTGTTTATGGCAAGACATACAATTAATATATCCTTGTCTGAAAAGTCCGTAAATGAAGCTATCAGACAGCTACAACAGTATAAGCAGAGTTTGCAGTATAAATGTGAACTGCTTGTTGAACGACTAGCAGAATTAGGCGACAAAGCGGCAATTATGAGTGCTAATGAAAGCCCATTAGGTAGGACAGTAACATTGAGAGTTGACAGAAAGCCTATTCAAGATGGCTACCAAGCTATTTTGATTGCTACCGGTAAAACTGTTGAAGTAGAAGATAGAGAACCATTTTACACGCTATTAGCGATTGAATTTGGTGCAGGTATTTACTACAACAGCGGCAATGAGAACCCTAAGGCTAATGATTTTAACTTGGGCGTAGGTACATATCCGGGGCAGATACACGCATTTGAGGATGGGTGGTATTACCTTGGAAATGATAATCAATGGCACTATACACACGGCGTTAAAGCCACAATGCCTATGTATAACGCCACAATGGAAATTGTTAATCAGTATAAGTGTATAGCGAAAGAGGTGTTTAGTTAATGGCAAATGCAAACGATTGGGCGATAGACCTTGAAAACACAGTTACAGCACTTGTCAAGACTAGAACCCTAACACAATTAAAGAAAGCGTACCCCAAGATAGTTATAACAAACGAGGGGGAAAACAGCGGTCAAGCAGTATTCCCAACAGTATACATACATCTGTTGCCATCGGTAGAGCAAGGACAAACGCTTGATGGACAAACAATCAATGCTTTGTTAGCAACATTCCAAGTAGATGTTACAACTAACACAAGCAAAGCTGATTGCCGCAAAGTTATGGCAACGATTACAGATGTATTTAAGACAATGAGATTTCAAGGCACACCAATGCCAGAATTCTCAATCAGTAACAAAGTACATAAGAGTACCGCTAGATTCAGACGAATGATAGCGACAAATGACAGATTAATGTAACAAAGAGCAGAAATGCTCTTATTTTTTTGCAAATTTTTAGGAGGTAAACAAGGCGATGGCAAGTACAAGTTATAAAGCTAGGGTTATCTACAAGGAGCATAGCGAAGATGGTTTTGCAGGCTCATACAAGCTAATGGTTGCGGCTAAGTCGATTTCAGCACCAGTATCAGCACCTAACACAGTTGAAAGTACAACATTTGAAGATGATTCACAGACATTCTTAATGGGTATCAAAACATCTGACGCTAAGACTTACACAGGAAACCTTGAAAAGGCTTATTTGCAGGACTTAATCAAAGCAGAGGGTAAGCAGTTAGATATTATTCAGTTATATGGTTCTGACGGATTAGGTGCGGTTGCTAAGTACGCATTTGTGGGGCAGGTAACAGCAACACCTAATGATGTTTCTGGTACTGATTCGGTGCTTGAAATGACAGTAACAGCAGTCCCTAACACTTCACCTATCGAATGCACAGACAAGCTTCAAGTTGTCGAGGGCACTGGTGGCACATTTACAGTAACAAAGGTGGGGGAATAATAAGCCAATCGACTAAATCAAAGGCTGTGTCGATTGGTGGCACAAACGCCAAAACAGCCGACTACACATCATATCTTGATGATGTAACAGAATAATTATTTTAAAAGGTAGGTGCGGTGTAAAATCCGCACCTTTCCCTATATGGTGATAGGGTGGGAAAGGGTAAAAATTATGATGAATATTAATGTAAATGGAAAAGAATACAAAGTTGAGTTCTCATTCGGTGCGGCAGAATGCAAGGAAATAGTACAGAAGATGTTTAGTGTCGTAAATGGTTCTTACTTACTTGCACAGACAGATAAAAGCGTCGCACAGGCTTCTTTTGACGGCTTAGCAAATATGACAGCAGATGTGCCAGAGATTTGCATATTAGCTATTTATGCAGGTTGTGTTGATAATAACCCTGTAACAATGGATGAAGCAAAGGGAATTACTAGAGCATATATTACAGAGAAGAGAAAGACAGATAAGAGTTACGGATATAGAACATTGTTTGAAGAAATCAAGAAAGCGATGGAAGATGATGGTTTTTTCGAGCTGTCGGGAATAACAGCGATGTTAGAGGAAATGGCGAACAATGTGGAAGAAGCAACGCAGGAGCAGAAGAAACCGACAGTAGTTCCACAAGACCACAAGAAAAAGCAGACTTCCACAAAATAATTTGGAAAGAATACTTTGTCTTAGCCAGTTCACTAGGCGTTAGTTATTCGGACTTTTTAAAAATGACACCTACAAAATTATTACTATATGCAAAAGGCAAAAAAATTGATAGACAAAATCGAGACGCAGAAATGTATAACTGGTTTTTAGTTTATGCAATTCCAGCTATTTCTTGCGGAATAGGTGCAGCATTTAATAAAGATGTACACATTGAATATCCTAAACAAGCTATTTTATCAGAAAAAACAGAAGAAAGTGAAGAAGATACATATGATAAGGAGTTACAGCTGATGTTACTCAATGAGCAAAAATGGGCGGCACAGACTGAAAAGAAAGGACTACCGCCAACAATCCTATAAAGGGGGTTAAATCGTGGAATTAGACAGTTTAGAAGTCAAAATTACCGGTACTGCCACTAAAGCTATTAATTCTGTTGATAAACTGATAAATCAGCTTACAAGGCTATCTACATCACTTGCGACTGTGAATGGCTCATCACTAAGTAGCCTTGCGAGTGGTGTTAGTCAGTTAGGTTCTGCTATGCAGAATATGAACGCAGGAACAGCAGATTTTACAAGACTTGCTAAGAATATCACAAAGATAGGTTCTGTTGATTCAGCCGCACTTGCTAATACAGCTACATCACTTGAAGCTGTCACGAAAGCAGTTTCAAGCATATCAGCCATACCACAAAACGCAACACAGGTTACAGAATTTGCAAAGTCACTTGGCAAGCTAGGCGGTAAAAGTATTGAAAACGCCACAGCGAATATCCCTAAACTGGGTAATGCACTAAATGGCTTAATGACCACATTATCAAGAGCACCTAATGTAAGTAGTAATGTTATTGCTATGACTAACGCATTGGCTAATTTAGCTAGTCAAGGTAGCAAGGTGGGTACTTCTTCAAACTCACTTCAAAAGTCGCTGTATGGAGTATCTACAAGTGCTAAAACAGCAACTAAAAGCAGTTGGAACTTAGCAAGTGCAATAGGTAAGTTTTATGCCACTTATTTTATGGTAATTCGTGGCAGTAAGAAACTTATAGAAGCCATAAAGTCAACAACAGATTACATTGAAGCGTTCAACTATCAAGCGGTAGCATTTGGCAAGATTGGTTCAGAATGGGATAAGGATTACGAGAAGTACGGATATGATAACGCTACGGCATACGCAGAAAGCTTTCAGAACAGAGTAAATGATGCTCTTGGAAAGTTATCTGGATTAAAAGTTAATGTTCAAGGTGGCTTGCTTGAAGAAAGTGGAGCAAAAAACTTAGGACTTAACATACAAGAGATAACACAGTATGCTTCGCAGTTAGCTTCTGTCACTAACTCATTAGGACAGACTGGTGAAGCAACAACAGCAATAACAAAGTCAATGACAATGCTTGCAGGCGATATAAGCTCACTTTTTAATGTGGACTACTCAACAGTTTCACAGAACTTACAGAGCGGCTTAATCGGTCAATCAAGGGCATTATATAAGTATGGTATTGATATTACTAATGCTACATTGGCAACATACGCTTATAATTTAGGCATTTCTAAATCTGTATCTGAAATGACACAGATGGAAAAGCAACAGTTAAGAGTGTTGGCAATATTAGACCAAAGTAAAGTATCTTGGGGCGATTTAGCCAATACGATTAACAGCCCATCAAATATGTTACGCCAGTTCAGCAACAATATGAAAGAAGTCGGAATGGTGGCAGGACAGCTGTTTATCCCAATTCTTTCAAAGGTTATGCCAGTTGTAAACGGCGTTACCATTGCAATCAAGCGACTTCTAGTGAACCTTGCAAGCCTTATGGGTGTTAAGATTGACTTTGAGAGCTTCGGACAAAGCGGATACAAAGATACTTCTGACGGATTGGAAGATATTTCGGACGGATACCAAAATGTAGCTGATTCAGCTAAGAAAGCTACTCTATCCCTTATGGGATTTGATGAAATAAATAAATTACAGGACGATACAAGCTCAAGCAAGGGTTCAAGCGGTGGCAGCGGTAGCAGTATTGACTTAACAGATGATATTACTAAGGCGGCGGCTGATTATGAAGCGGCTTGGAATAAAGCATTTGCAAATATGGAAAATTCAGCAACCGAATGGGCGGACAAAATAGAGAAAGCCATAAAAAAGGGTGACTGGTACGGGATAGGTACTTACGCAGGTAAGCAAATAAACAAAGGGGTAAATGCTGTTCCGTGGAAAAAAACAGGAGAAGCAATTACAACAGCCGTTTGTAAAACATTAGATTTTGCAGATGGTTTTATCAGTTCCGTAGATTGGGAGCAATTAGGTAAAGATATAATTAAATTTATTGAAGGAATAAATTTAGGTAAAATAGCAGTAAAAGTATCTGATTTAACAATCGATTTAGCTTTATCTGCAATAAAGCTATTATGGGGTGCTTACCAAGAAATATATGACAAATGGGGAATTGCTGGTATCTTAGCTTCTTTAATTGTTCCTGGTGGGGTTGTTACTATTAAATTTATTACAGAATTTTCAGCAAGCATAGAAGACAGCAAGTATGTAAAAAAAGCTAAAGACGCTGTAGAAGATATTAAACTTGCTGTACAAGAAAAGTGGGATGAAATTACAGACTGGTGGAATAATACAGCTATTGTAAATTGGTGGAACAATGATATAACACCATGGTTTGAAAAAGAAACATGGGTTGACGCTGTTGACGGAATGAAATTAGGAATACAAGAAAAATGGAATTCAATCGTTGATTGGTGGAACAGCCTTGCAATTGTTTCTTGGTGGAACAATGATGTAACACCATGGTTTACTAAGGAAAAATGGGAAAACTTGGCTGACGGAATTAAAAAGGGCATTCAAGGGAAGTGGGATGATGTTGTAGATTGGTGGGATAGCAAACCAGCACTTCAACGCATTTCTGTGGCTATCGAAGATTTTAAAACTAAGATACAGAACGCTTGGAACAGCTTTAAGCAGTGGTGGAATGATTTAGGACTTGAATTTCCACACATTGATACACCACACTTTAAAATTGACGGAGAATTTAGTCTTGCACCGCCTAAAGTGCCAAAAGTCAGTATTGATTGGTATGCAAACGGTGGATTCCCAAACAAAGGACAATTGTTCGTTGCAAACGAAGTCGGACCCGAAATGGTTGGTACTATGGATGGAAGAACAGCGGTAGCTAACCAACAGGAAATTACACAAGGTATTGCTAATGCAGTTTATCCAGCGGTTTACAACGCGGTTGTAGCCGCTATGTCAGAAGCTAACAACAATGTAAACATAACATTACAAGGTGACGCGGATAAGCTATTTACAATGGTACAAGATAAAGCTAACAGCTATACAAATATGACAGGTCAAGCAGCCTTTCCGTATTGATAAGATAAAAGTATTGTGCTATTCTTTTGCTATATATAAAAAGCAAAGGGGTAACACAATATGACAGAAAAGAAAGCAAAGAAAAAAGACAGTAAACTAAGCATAGCGGCGGCAATCACAGCACTATTTATATTCACAATCCCAATAGGCTTTATATTGGCTATTGTAGATTTAATTAAAAGTAAAGGCGACAAGTCACAAAGGCACTTAGGCTCTTACTTTGCAATAGTATCGTTTGTACTATTTCTGATGGTCGCCTTTAGTAACGGAAGTGGTAACAGCAGTAACAATGCCAATGCTACGAAACAAACCATTGCAACACAGCAAGATACAGACACAGCAACGAATAATGATACAACACTTAAATACCTTAAGTATGATGTAATTACAGATAGCAATGACAGAGAAGTTCTTGTTGTTTATTTTGACTTTGCAAACAATTCAGAAGATAACACGGCTTTTGCATATAATTATGATGTTACATGTTTTCAGAACGGCAAAGAACTCGACTATCCGTTAGTTAGTTTTGACATTGACGAATACAATAATATTGCAAGAGAATTACAGACAGGTACAAATATTACAGTTGCAAGGATATATATACTAGAAGATAAAAGTAATGTTGATTTAGAAGTAACGCCATTGGGAGATGATAAAAAACTTATAAAATTAACATTAGAATTACAGTAGAGGAAATATGTATGTCAGTGAAAAAAGAACTAAACGAAATGCTAGAAGCAATAGGAGTGAAGAAGAAACAGCAACCACAAATTCAACGCCCACTAAGTCCTAACTTTAAAGGAGTGTACAGAGCGACAGAAAACGGATTGATTGAAGTATATTGTCCAAGATGTAGTAGTTGGGATTGTTCTCACACGCAGATTACAACAACTGTACCGCAGAAATCCAAAACAAGATATACTATTAATCTGAATCCTTTAAGACCGTTTACACTGGTTAATAAGAAAGAGAAGATTAAGCAACAGGGCGGAACTTATTCACAACATAGGTTTGTATGTAACAGATGTGGACTGATTTTTTGGTAATACATGATTTTAATGGAGCGTATCTTTTTGGTGCGTTCCATTTTTTATTAAAAAGTACTTGACAATTATTGCGCGTGCATTTATTATAATAACATAAATATTGCAAGGGCAATAATTGAAAGGAGTGATTATTATTAGTCCAGCAGGAAGACCACATAAGGAAAACCCTAGAAATGTTAATCTTAATATCAGAATAACAAAAGATGAAGCTAATCGTATTCAGAAATGTGCTGATGAATTGAAATTAACAAGAACTGACACCATTATGAAAGGTATAGGGTTAGTAGAAAAAGAACTTAAAGGCAACAAAAAAGAGTAGCCACAAGTCGGTCAAAACTTATAGTGACTACTCAAAACACACCCACAAGGGATATAGGATATTCTACTATACCTCTTGTGGGAAATCAATAGTTTTTTAACAGAAAGAGGTAAAAGAATGAGAGAAAGCATTGTGGAATCCATTATTGGTAACTTAGAACATATCAACCTGCATTTCTTAAAATGCGTGTTAGCTTACACAAATGTATTAGCAGGGAATAAGAGAGGGGAAAATCGGTAATGGAAGAAAACAGAGAAAAGCTCCACGAGATGATTGACAGCATAACAGACGATGGCAAAATTGAATACTTTTTAGCCTTTATAAGTTGTTTCATAGAAAAGTGGGGCAAATAAATATTATTGCGTGAGGCATTGTGGGCATATACTCCCACTACGCAATAGATTCTGTTTAGAGCAAATGATAAAATTTTTGTAGGAGGTAAAATAATGAGTTATAATTATCCAACTACAAAAGATAGTTCTCACAATGAGATTAAAGTACCTATGAACACTAAGAATATTTGCGGCGTAGACTGCTATGAGCAGAATGGCGTTGCTTACTTAAGATTGGAAAATGTTGCTAGAGGACTTGGTTTCACAAGAATTGCCGCAAGTGGCAATGAAGTTGTCAGGTGGGAAAGAGTAGAACAGTATCTAAGAGATATTGGTTTTTTGCAGGAAGCTGCAAAAACCGGCGTACCCACTTGTGGGCACGATGATTTTATCCCGGAAAACATCTTCTACCGACTAGCAATGAAAGCCAAAAATGAAACAGCAGAGAAATTTCAAGCATTAGTAGCTGATGAGATTATTCCGTCAATTCGTAAGAATGGAATATATGCTACTGATAATGTTATTGATGAAATACTGAATAATCCAGACTTTGGAATAGAATTATTAACAAAGTTAAAACAGGAAAGACAAGCAAGAGTTGAAGCAGAAAGAAAGAACGCTATCTTAACACATGTCAATAAGACATATACAATGACAGAGATTGCTAAGGAACTGAATCTGAAATCTGCTATTCAACTTAACAAGTTACTTGCTGATAAAAAAATCCAATACAGTGTCAATGGAACTTGGGTTCTTTACTCGCCATACAGCAGTATGGGATATGAAGAGATTAAGCAAGAAATCCTTGACAATGGTAAGGTTATTTATCACAGGAGAATAACACAGCTTGGAAGAGAATTTATACTGCAATTATTCAATGAAGTTGCATAGATTTTCTTGAGAATATTAGAATGGCTCAAACAGAAATAAATATAATGGTTGCAAGAAATTTGTAACCACACTAAGGAATGTATCAGAAATGGTGCATTCCTTTTTTGATGCCTTGAAAGGGGTGGTTTGATTGATTGACGCAGTTGTGATTGAGGGGGTTAGATTCCCAGTAGCCTATAACGGCTACACATACAGCAGAAATAAGATATGGTCTAAGAACACAGGAAGAAACGATTATGGAGAAATGGTTGGCACAATCGTGGATATCAAAGACAAAGTAGAGCTTCAATTGCCACCATTAACAGGTGAACAGGCACTATTGCTTGATAATGTAGTAAGCGACATAGATAACCCATTCCCAACAGCACAAGTCTTATTTTTAGGTGGTACACAAAAGGAAATGACAATATATACAGGAGATGTGACATATCCGTATCTTACAAGGGCAAAAAATGAGGACGGACTTATAGTCGGAGCAAAATTAAGTTTAATTCAGAAATAAAGGAGAGTTCCACATGAAACTTAAAACAAGTGAGTTAATAGACAGATTTCAGAGCTTAAGTAACATATCGCATGACAAGACCACAGGCAGAATTGCTATGGCTGTTATGTGCAATATTAAGGCGTTAGAAGAATTATATAAGGCAACATTACAGACTATAGAAGATACTAAGGTTAAGTATGCAGACAAGGACGACAGTGGTAATCCAGTTATCAACGATAATCAGTATCAGGTTACATCAGAAAACTTAAAGAAGTTACAGGAAGAATTGCAGGAAATCAATGAGCAAGAGATTGAAGTGCCTGACATGACAATGCTTCCTATGGACGCATTCGATAAATGCGAAGAAATTACACCAGCTAAATTATACTCAATCGAGTTTATGATAAGCCATTAATTAATCAATAAAGGCGGTGTAGAATGAAGATATTAGACACAGCTATGACGGAAATTGTTAGGGGAAATAGTGCAAGGTACTATTCCAAGTATATTGTCGAGGGAAAAGAATATACTGAAACGCTTAACAAATTCAATTTCCAAAACATAATAAATCCCAATAATGAAATTACGATAGGTAACACTTGTGCAAGCAGTGTTACCTTTTCTATTTATATGCCACAAGTAAGTCTCGAAAATAAAGAGATTACTATATATGAGGGCGTAAAAGTTAGTAACGAGATTAAGTATATTAAATTAGGAACATTTACAGTCAGTAAGCAGACAAGCAATGGAGAATACACGAGTTACGAAGCCTACGACAAAATGTATAAGGCTGACATGCCGTATTCGTCTGATTTAGTATTTCCTAGCACAGATAAAGCTATCCTCACTGAAATATGCGGTAAGCTAGGCATATCATTAGCAACAGATATAGTTACAGCACACACTGTTAGCGACAAGCCACAAGGTTATACAATGCGTGAAATTATCGGCTATATGGCTATGTTACAAGGCTGTAATGCGGTAATTAATGCTGATGGCAACCTTGAATTAAGATGGTATAAAGACAGTGGCTATGTACTTGACGGACATAAGTATTATCAACAGGGCGTTACCTTTACAACATCTAAGGATTTCATAATACAAAAACTGACATGCAACAATACGAAGTCAGGTGACAAGGAAACTAGCACAATTACTAGCGGTAGCGGTGCAACAGGACTTAGCTTTGCTAATCCGTTTATGACACAAGAAATTCTTAATGAAGTCTACAAAAAGATAGGCGGCTTTCAGTTCAGACCGCTTACAGTTAAGTTTGTCGGTGACTACCGACTAGAAGTTGGTGACATTATAACTGTCAACAAAGGTGGCGTTGATTACAAAGTGCCTATAATGCAGATTACGCACGAATGTGACGGCGGCTTAATGGATACTGTTACATCTATAGGGCAATCTGATACGGAGAATACAAGTGTTGCTTCTGGACCTATTACTAAGCAGATGGAGCGGTACTATGCCGACTTGATAACCGTTAATAAGGCACTAATTAATAAGTTAGATGTAGATACAGCCAAGATTACCTATGCAACAATAACTAATCTTAATGCAACTAACGCAAGCATTGATAATCTTAAAACAAATAAACTAGATGCAACATATGCAGATATTATCAATGCTAATGTGGAAAGCCTTAAGGCGGCTAATGCAGAGATAATCAAACTTAAAGCTAATTCATTAACAGCAGATATAGCAGATTTAAAATATGCACAAATTGATTTTGCTAATGTCAAAGGTCAAGTAGTAGGAACTTCTCTTATTAAAGACGGAGCGGTAACTAATGAGAAAGTACAAAGCCTATCCGCTAATAAGCTAACAGCAGGCACAATTGACGCAAGCAAGATTACAGTTACTAATCTTAATGCTGATAACATTACAGTAGGCACAATCAACGGAAAGCGTATTGGAACAGGTTCTTTATCGCTGGATAAACTAGCAGAAGAAGTACCTACTAAAGAATACTTAGATAAAGTGCAAGAAGAATTACAAGGTCAGATTGACGGCAATATTGAAACATTCACAAAGACAGAAATACCTACCCTTAATAATGAGCCGGCTATTAACTGGAAAGATAACGCAACGAAAAACAAGCATATAGGCGATATATGCTATGTTGTCAACCCTGCTTCAAGTGCAGATGGATACTCATACAGATTTGCCAACACCGGCACAGAGCAAGAACCTATTTATGAGTGGGTACTTATCAAGGATTCAGATGTAACTAAGGCTTTGCAGGATATTATTAACATCAATGGTGAGATTACAGGTATTAAGAAGTTTAATGTTGAAATAAGCTCATGGAAAACTGATACAGACAGTGAATTATCAAGCCTTAAGACACGAACAACTAGCCTTGAAACTGATATGAGTAACAAGGTCGATACCACGACATTTAATGAGGTTAAACAGACTGTTGATGAAAATAGTTCTACTATAACCAAAATGTCCGAAACCCTTAGTAATAAGGCTGATAGTAGCGCTGTTACCGCATTGAGTAATACTGTTAATAGCATTAAACAGACAACAGACAGTAACACATCAAGCATATCAAAACTTACAACTGTAGTTGAGAAAAAAGCTAATCAAGATGAAGTTACAAGCATATCTAATAAGCTGACAACTGTTGAACAGAACTTAAATGGATTGACGGTTGATGTTACAAATCAATACCAATACATTAACAATCAGCTTAATGGCAATCATAAGATATATGAGATTGCACATGTGCCAACTAAAGATAATTACCCAGCTAATGAATGGAGCATACAAGTATATCCAAGTGATGATATGTACCCTAGTGATAGCACATGGGAGTACACAGAAGATGAGTATGAGAAGTATGTAGGAACTATTGCATATTGGAAAGACCAACAAAGAGCATGGCGATTTATAAGAAAGTCTGACGGAACACATGATTGGGTTGAAATCAGTGCGACAGAAACAACCTATCTTCTTAACCAGAACGCTTCTTTAAGAATTGATGTAAACAATATAAGTACAAGTCTATCTTCTCTTACAACTAATGTTCAGAACAATTACAGTACAACAACGCAGATGAATAATGCTATTACACAAGCAATAACTAAGGAAAGTAATAGTATTAAGCTAGAAGTATCTGGCACCTATGCAACTAAAAATGATATTAATAATCTGCAAATTGGCGGAGTCAATAGATTCATAAAAAGCACTGTAACTCCTAATAAGTATATAACAGCCACTGGCATAATAACAGATGGCGGTAACTATTGGGATTTGACGGACTACATAGATGTGTCTAAGTGGAAAAACTATGTAGCGAGTGGATGGACCAATCTGGGTAATGCACCGGCTACTTGTTTTTATGACAGCAATAAAAAGTTTATCAGCGGAGTAGCAGATAAATCTACTGGAGTAAGAGGTTCTCTGCCAGTTCCTTCTAATGCTGCATATATGCGTTTTAGCTTTGCACATGTAGATACAAACAAGCTAAAAATAGAAAAGGGTACAAAAGCTACAGATTATTCTCCAGCACCAGAAGATATTGATGTTAAGTTTAACAATTATGCTACAACAGCAAGCCTTGAAGCATACATTAAGAAAGACCCAACGACAGGGGAACTTAAATCTGCAATTGAAGCTATTGCAGATGATATAACACTTAATGCAAGTGGAACAATTAATATTAGTGGTAATAAGTCTGTTAATATCAATGGTAATCTGTTCACACTTACATCTACTAATACTACTATTTCAGCAGATGGTTCGATAGACTGTAAGAAGCTAAAAGCTGTTAATGCTGATTTAGAAGGAACTTTTAAAAATATAAATGTAACTGACGGAGGTATTACAATGACCACTACTATTATTGGCGGTGAATACCTTATTAAAAGCAGTACAGGGGCATTTTTACGGATGCAGGGACACTACATTGAAATGTCAAATGATGATGGTTCAGGAACGAAATGGGTACTAAGTAGAAGCGAATGTGTTTTTAATGACTATTTAAACGTTAAGCTATATCACCCTTCACTTAAAAACTATATGCGACCTGCTTTGTCTATGAGAAATCCAGTAACATTTGATTGGAGCGGAAGCGTTTTAACTATATACGTTGACGATGTAGCTGTCGCTACATGGGATTGGGCACAAAAAAATTGGTATTAAATCCGCACAGCGGTAGAAAGGAAAAACAATATGTTAAGTATAACAAAGACAACAAACTTAAGTGGAACATCAGTGATTAATGGTCAATCAGCCATGACAATGTATGCGGCTATTCCAGAAACTGGTTCATTGACAATTAGTCAGACAATTACCAACAAGGAATTGTACCTTGCAAATCAGACACAATGTGATGCTGATTATGAGAATTTCAAAGCAGAAGTTAATAAGTTGCTAAAGAATGAACAACAGATTACAAATTCAGACACAACAGCAACAGCATAAAATATCAAAGAGCGTGGGTTTAAGCCTACGCTCTTATTTTTAAGGAGGTAAATCATGAGCCTAACCGGATTTCTTTCATACAGCCGTGTAAATTGGCAACAATCGCCAAGTAAAAGTACTCCCTGGAATGCGACAAACTTAAATATAATGGACGCAGGAATTAAGAATAACAATGACATGATTAGCAATCTTCGTGACGAGATTACACAATTAAACAGCAATATTGACGTTAAAAACTCTTTTTGCAAAAATATTGCAAGTATAAATGGTACTCTTGAAGGTTATGGCTATAATTATTGCTATTATAATAAATCTACCAAAACAGGGATTTTATACTTTGCTTCAAAAATTGAAACCCAAGATTCTGCACAGAATAATTTTACCGGATATTATGATGTAAAAACAGTCCTTAAAAATATGGGTATTAGCTTTAATAAAGTATTGGAAAGCAATTATACTCCTTATGATGCCACAGGTGTAGTTCGAGCAAAGTTGATAGGCTATGGAACAACATTGTTATATAGCTCTGCAAGTCAACATTATTCCTTTGCAAGATACTATACGAAAGATGGTAATAAAGGAGCATGGGCTACAAGCGAATTCCAAAAGGGTGATTATATTATAGGCTCACTTATATTTAGCTAAGCTTCGAATACTTCCGTTAGTAATTGCACTGTCGTATTTAATATTATTGCTGTTTAGCCGCGGAATGAGAATAAGACGCAAGGTATTGACAAAAATTGCGGAAGAAGATGTAAGGCATTTTTATTGAACATGACAAACTGCAAGAAGCAATTTGCAAGGTTGGCAGTGCCGCATAACATTAACAATATAATATTCGCAATCAAGCACCTTGGTGGAAACACTAGGGTGCTTTTTTGATACACATTTTTCTAAATTTAGGAGGTAATTTATGAGTAAATTATTCGGAATTGACACATCAAGGTGGCAGGGAGATTTTGATTTTACAGGTGCAAAGGAAAATGAGGGTGTAGACTTTGCCATTATCAAGGCAGGCGGTGCTGATGATGGCTTATACGAAGATAGAGAGTTTGAGAACAGCTATAACAAGTTGGAAAGTGCAGGAATCCACAAAGGAGCCTATTTCTTTGGCAACGCATTAAGTACTGATGAGGCTGTAAATGAAGCCCGATATTTCGCACAGCTTTTAGCAGGTAAATCATTCTGCTATCCGGTATTCTATGATGTTGAAGCAAGCATGGTTACTGGCAACGACCTCACAGATATTATTATGGCATTCCTTGATGAAATGAGAAATGCAGGATATAAGAATGTCGGCTTATACTCATATGAGAACTGCATTAACAATTATGTAGATATTTCAAGAGTAAAAGAAGCTGGATATGCCGTTTGGGTTGCTAAGTATTCAGATGCAGAGCCTAGCATTGCTGTTGATTATGATATATGGCAGTTTGGCGGCGGCGTTAATTATCTTAGAGACACACAGATTAACGAACAGACAGTAGACCAGAACTATTGTTACACTGATTATTGCACAGACCATGTTGTCGAAGAAGTAACAGTGCCGGATTATCAGCCAGTACCAGACACTAAGTACCATAAGGGCGACACAGTTAAGGTACTCAACGCCGTTCAGTATGATAACGGCGAGCCATTTAGCACTTACTATGATAAGTACAGTGTTTTATCAGCTAGTGGCAGAAGAGTTGTTATCGGTGTTGACGGCGTAACTACTGCTGCTATTGATGAGGATAACATCAGCCTTATTAAGTGCATTTATGACAATGGCAATGATATCAACACAGATACAGTAAGCCGTGGTGACGGCAAGAAAGTCAGAGTGCTTGATAACATTGATTATGACGGCGCGAGATTCGTAACATATTATGATGAATATGATGTAATCGAAGAGGACGGAGACAGAATTGTTATAGGTATCGGTACAACAATCACAGCCGCTGTCAATATTGCTAATCTTGAGTTTGTCGGCGGTGCAAGTTCTGATGATACACCTACAGATATCCCATTCAGTGAAGACATTGAAGAGGGTAGCACAGTAAGATTTGTCGGAAACACAGATTATGACGGCACAGCTATTAAAGCTTGGTTTGATGAATACACAGTATCAGAAAAAAGCGGAGACAGAGTTGTCCTTGTGCGTGACGGAGAATTATTTGCGGCGGTCAATGTAGCTGATTGTGAATTAGTCTAACCTTAATAAAAATACCGGGAGTGCAATGCTCCCGGTAATATCTTAATGAATAAGCACATAACAAGCATAATGCTTACAATTCTCTTTTTCATAGGCAAATCCCCTTTAAATTTAATTTTACTAATCATATCACAATACACATAATTTGTCGAATACTGTCGAAACTTGCGATATTTTTAAGTTGATTTTTATATTATCAGTATTTATAATAATAATTGTCCGAGAGAGTTCGGACGAAATCTTCAAGTTTTGGCTAGGTGGCACTGTTTGATTGGCGTTGGCAGTGTCACCGCTGAAAACTGTTAATCTACTGGGGGTAGGTTGACATGCAAGAACAGATGTTCTATAATAACACTATCGCTACCAGTGTTATATCGTGCAATAAGGGGGATATATGGAGAATGAGGAATACAGGCAAAAGATAATCGAATTAATCAATAATTGCAATAATAATCATTGGCTGAAAACAATATACAGCTACGTTAAAACACTTTTAAAGTAAAAGAAAAAGACCGAAGGTAAATTCCTCGGTCTTTTTAGAGTTGAGTGTCAAATATGAATTGTCGAGAAACATATTTTGAAAGCACTTCCCTTTAAGCTTATTTTTAGGCTTTTCCCTGATTGCTATATTATCACTTCTCATTTATCAAGTCAATCAGTTTTTCCAAGCTTTCCCAATCTTCTTTATTCAGCTTAGACAGTGCAGATACTAGCCTGTGCTTAAAAGTATCTTCGCCGCCTGTCTGAATATCAGCTAACATTTCAGCAATCTGTTCATCTTTGGATTTCTCTATAAACATTTCTCCCTTGCCAGTTCGCAGCCATTCTTCATTAACGGAAAATTCACTACACATCAGCTTTATTGTCTGTTCTGACGGATAATTTTCTCCGCTTTCCATTTTGCAAACAGCAGAACGGGATATAGATAGTTTTTGAGCAAAATCAGTTTGGCTTATGTTTAGGCTATTTCTGATTCTTTTAATTCTCTCATTCATAAGTAGCTCCTCCTTTCTTGAAAAGTATAATAACATAAAATGTACATTAAGTCAACAAAAAGTGTTGACATTGTATATTAGATGTGCTAGTATGTGTACATCAGATGAACAGAAAGGAGATGAAGAGGTGAACACAAACGACATTCACAAAACTTGTGAAGAGACAATGGAAAATTGTAAAAAGGCAAACGCCATGTCGAACATAGCGATTGCCTGTGCGATTCTTTCAATATTAATTAATGTCCTAACTGGGATAGATAAGATAGAAAACTTTGTACAGCATTTATTATCTTATCTGCATTAATAATAATTGAAAGGATTAAAGACAAAACTGAAACTATCGTAGATATGTTTGCCCGTACCGCAGAAGTAGCAGATGTTTTACTGGCTTTTTGAGATTCTTTAACAGCTAGTTCAACTTGAACCTTAGAGTTTTCTGCAATCTTTTTAGCTGAATCAGCTTGGGATTTAGCGGATTGAGCCATATCGTGAAGCTCTTTGCTTGTCTTTTCGAGATAAGCAGACTGACTTTCTAAAAGCTCAATCGGAGATTTACCTTTTTCATATGTAGGTATTTCAATATTAGGTTTTGGTGGTTGCGGGAATAAGTTGTCCATATTTGGATATACAGGTTCGTATCGCATAAAAATCTCCTTAGTTTTTTAAGGAATTATATCACAGAAAGGAAGTGAATTAAATGAGCGAAAAGGAAAAGGAAGTAGTTGAGAAGTTAAAAGAAGCGATTCCTAAGATGTCAGATTTTGACAAGGGTTATATTCTTGGCAAAGTCGAGAATATGGCAGAAAAAAGTGATAAGGGATGTAACAACGATAGAAAGGAGTAACGAGTGGAAAGAGAACTGAAAGAATTAATTCAGATTGAAAAGAAAAGAAATTCCTTGCTTGAAGAAATCAATCGGTCATTGAAGAAACTTGCAAGCAAGGAAGATAAAGAGTATCAGAGCAAAGTTGGCAAATCGGCTTTTAATCTTGATTGAGCCAGTTATGGTAATGTTCCAGCATTTCCATAATTCCAATTTCCACCCACGCACGACGAATGAACTCGTATTCTTCAGCAGTGTCAGTAAAGTTTTGCTTTTCAGTAGCAGACATTACCTTCTGATGAATTGAAGAATGAATTTCATTACCATTAGAGTTTACAAAAGCTTTGAAATCTTCAAAATTTTTCACAATCTCACCTCTTTTCAATATTAAAGATAAGAGGATTATAGCACAAAGTACAAACAGATTAGAATTTTTGATATTGATGCAATAGAAAAGTGATGGTAGCGGTAAATAGTTGCAAACTTTTATTCAAACATCATTAGTTCTTTTTGACAGGGATAGCGTCCTGTTCGTATCAAGTGTGAATTACCTACCGATTGGCAGTTTTGTCTTTAGCATATTTGTTTAATTCTATTGATATAGAAATAAGAGCGTACAGGGTGCAGAAGTCTACGCCACAGAAGTATGAGCCAACCGCTGATACGCACAATGCTATGACAGTATCCATACAATCTCCTTTCGGAAAGTGTCTACCATCACTTTTCTATTGTATCAATAAATATAAAGTTCTACAAGTTACAACAGATAGGAATGAGCGGAATTGCTCAAATGCACCTTAAAAGGAATATATCACACATTATTTAGAAAGGAATGTTTATGGAGTTACAGATTTTTAGCAATTCAGAGTTTGGGGAAATCCGAACCATTACTAAAGATGATGAACCTATGTTTTGCTTGGTTGATGTATGCAAGGCATTGGAAATATCAAATGTAAGTCAGCTAAAAACAAGACTTAAAGAAGATGGGGTCATTACTAATGAGGTAGGGGTACAGACAGGTGTTAAAGCTGATGGCACTCCAGCGATTCAGAAAGTAAGAATGAACTTTATTAACGAGAGCAATCTTTACAAGACAATTTTTCAGAGCAGAAAAGAAAGTGCGGAAAGATTTACTGAATGGGTAACATCAGAAGTTCTTCCGTCAATCAGAAAAACAGGAAGTTACAGTAAGCCTTTGACAACATCTGAACAGATTAGATTATTGGCGCAGGGCAACACAGAACTCACAGAGAGAGTTGATAAGGTTGAAGATAAGATAATCAGTATCGAAGAAGAAACTCCACTTTACGGCTGTGAGATTGAAGAAGTGCAGAAACATGTTAGAAAGAAAGGAATTGAAGTACTTGGCGGAAAGGACAGCAATGCGTACAAAGACGGTGGTATTCGCGGTTCAGTATATTCTGATATATACAAGCAGTTAAAACGCGAATTCGGGTGCGTGGCGACATACAAGAGTATTAAAAGAAAATACTTGGCTGATGTACATGAATTCATTGACACCTATTTGTTGCCAATAGCACTTGCCGAGGTGGTACATGATACAAACATGTAGGAGAAGATATGAAAGAAAAGATAATTAACATATTCGCAACACTGGCAGGAATCAGCCTTATAGCGTTGATTCTAAGACCGGTACAACCGCAAGCTAAGATTAATCAGCAGAGCGCAGTGTTAAGTGAATGCTACAACTCACATGTTGATTATAAGGTTGAAACTGGAGAGATAAGTGTTAATGGATATGAGTTGTCGCTTATGGCACATTTGCTGATGGGCGAATGCGGAGCGACATGCAACGATGATGAAATGCTATATCTTGCAGGAGCTGTTGTTTTGAATAGAGTACAAAGTGAGTATTTCCCTAACAGCATTGAAGAAGTTATTTATCAGCCAGGGCAATATCAATGCACAGAACTTATAAACAGTGGATTCTATAAAGAGCCAACAGAAAGGTGTTGGAGAATAGCAGAAGAATTATTAATAAGCGGATATGACATACCCAGCAATGTGTTGTATCAAGCTGAATTTAAACAAGGTAGCGGCGTTTATAAGAAAGTGCAGAACATGTACTTTTGCTACAAGTAAGGAGTGTTTATGGAAGCAAGGATAAGAGAAGAAATGTTCAACTTGGGTATTCTATCCAATAAAAGAGGTTACATCTACATAATCGAAGCTGTTAAACGCTTTAATTCTTCTATAACAATGGAAGAAATTTACAATAACATTGCTAGTACAGTAGGCAAGTCAAGATGTGCTGTTGAAAGGTCAATTAGAACAGCGATTAAAACGGCTGACCATGATTTATCGGCATGGAAGAATTATGACTGCCTTACAACAAGAGGATTTATTGCAGCAATGTATTACAGATGTAAGGAGAGTGCTAATGAGTAACATAAAAAGAATTATTAAGCTGAATAGAAACAGGCAGAGAGCTATAAGGGAAAAGGATTTCAGAAAGTTCTATACTTTCAGCTGCAAAATCCATCTGATTGAAAGAATGGATAAAGTACCAATAGGAAGTTACATATTAAAGTAAGGAGAGAAAGAAATGGAAAATGCAATTAATAACAACAATATCACATTAATAGGAGTAGTCGAGAAAGAAGCAGAATACTCACATGAAGTATTTGGCGAGGGATACTACATATTTATGCTCAAGTGTTTAAGAACAAGTGGCAACGAAGATGTGTTACCAGTGATGATATCAGATAGACTTACTGATATTAGAGAAATCAAAGTAGGACAGGCTGTCGCGGTTTTAGGACAGATACGAAGTTTCAATAAGCACACTGACAATATGAAGAGCAAGCTGATTCTAACGGTTTTTGCAAGAGAATTTGAAGTGCTGACACAGGATTCAGAAGAATTACCGTTTGAAGATAATACCAATATGGTTACACTTGACGCTTATATCTGTAAGCCGCCTATATACAGATGTACTCCAAAGGGCAGAGAGATTGCAGATATCTTAGTAGCGGTAAACAGACCATATGGCAAGTCAGATTATATACCATGTATAGCATGGGGAAGAAATGCGAGATTTGTAGGCGGACTTGAAACAGGGGAACATATTCAGATCCAGGGAAGATTTCAGAGTAGGGAATACGCTAAGAAGATAAGTGACAATGAAGTTGAAACAAGAACCGCTTACGAAGTATCGGTAAGCAAGATTGATTATGCAGAGGAGGGCGAAGCTAATGTGTAGTGATATTACAGTTAGAGAGTTGGCAAGTATGGCTATTGATGAAGATGTGGTATGCCAGATATGGACGCCGCAACACGGAACAGTATTTAGCGGTTCGTTTGAAGAAGCTAAGTATTCAGCCTATGCGGATAGGGAAATTGATAACTTCCAAGTTGAAGATGGTGTATTTGTTATGAATATTTAATAAGGAAAGGTATTGTTTATGAAAACATTTTTAAAAAAAGCGGTTTTAGAAAACTTTATGTGTTACGCACACGCAGAGTTTGATTTTTACAGCATAACAAAGATTATAGCCGAGAATGGTGTAGGTAAGTCAACAATAGCTACGGCATATCTGTGGTGCTTGTTCAACTGTGATTATGAGTTAAAGGATAATCCGGTTGTCAGAAGAGAGGTTGACGGAGTATCAGTTGATGATATGGATGTATCAGTCGAACTTACACTTGATGTTGACGGAAAGGAAATAACTATGAAGAAAGTACAGAAACGTACCTACAGCAAGGACGGCAGTTCATACAAAGATGATAACAAGTATTTTATCAATGATGTGCCTAAGACATTAAAGGACTTCAACGCATATCTTGATGTTGATATGAATGTGTTTAAGATGTGCAGTAATGTAAATGCTTTTCTTAATCAGAAACCGGCAGAAATGAGAGAATACTTATTCGGGCTTGTAGGCGATGTTACAGACCTTGATATAGCTTCACAGAAAGCCGAATTAGCCGAGTTAGTTCCTTTACTTAATAAATATACAGTTGAGGAATTATCTGCTATGAATAAGGCTACAAAGACCAAGATTACAAAGGATTTACCTATTCTTGACGGACAGACTAAGGAAAAGGAAAGAGATATTCAGATTAAGTCTGACATTGATACATCTGACCTTGAATTGCTTAAAAATAGCCTTAAAGAACAGATTAAGGACTGCATTGTAAAGCAGACTGACTATGACAAACTGTTGGCTGAATATGACAAGGCTAGTGCTGATATTCTTGATTTGAAGTTTAAGCAGGGAGATTTATCACGCAAGGCGAATGAGGACAATATTAAGGCTAGGAGAGAAGCAGAAATAAGAATAGAAAATCTCAATGGCGTTATTGAGAACTGTAAGAAAGATATTAAAACAGCAGAAAATGTTATTGCTTTTAACAATGGAATGGTTACAGAATTGCAAGCAAAACTTGAAGCAACAAGGGTAGAATGGAGCACAGAGAAACAGCGAGAATTTGACGAGAACAGCCTTATTTGTCCTTATTGCAGACAGGAATATTCGGAGGACAAGAAAGAGGAATTAAGGGCTGATTTTAAGACACATAAAGAAGCTGAACTTAATAGGATTACTGGCAAGGGCAACACAGCTAAGAATATGCTTGATGAAGTCAAAGGATTGTTAGTTGAAGCTGAACAGAAATTGACTGACAGGAAGCAGAGGTTAGAAAAGCATTTAGTTGACTTAGCAGACCTTGAAAAGCAGTTGTCCGAACTTCCGCAGGAAATTGATGTGACAGCCACAGAGGAGTACAAGGCACTTGAACAGCAGATAGCTGAAAAAGAACAGGCTATGCACAAGGCTAATGACATTTCAAGTATCAAGGCTGAATTAAAGGCACATGAAACAGTCTTAAGGCAGCAGTTAGCAGAATGTGAAAGCCAGATTGCAAAGTCTGATACGGCAGCAGATGAACAGCGACTTGAAGAATTAAGGGCAGAACAGCGTACACAGGAACAGAATAAGGCTAATGCTGAAAAAATCCTTGATTTGCTTGATGAGCTGGACAAAGCAAAGAATGAAACATTGTCTGACAGTATCAACAGTCATTTTTCACTTGTTAGGTGGAAGCTGTTTGAACTGAATAAGTCTGGCGGTTACAAGTCAGTTTGCATACCTACAGTTAATGGAAAGTCAATTCTTACAACTATGAGCAATAAGGGTAACAGGATTTTAGGCAGGGTTGATATTTGCAACTCAATTCAGAAGATTAGCGGTATGTCAGTACCTATTATCTTAGATGATAGTGAGAGCCTTGACAGCACTAATCAGAAGAAAGTTGCTGAAATGGTCGATAGCCAGTTGATTATGCTGATTGTCAATGATAGCGAGAAATTAGAGATTGTGGAGGGATAATATGCAATGTGAAGACGCATATGTACTTACAGTAAACGACGAAGAAGCGGAAGTTATCAAGCAGTTTGTATCGGCAATGGAGAGAGTTTCTATTGGCATAGACAATGATGATGTTTGGGATATCATGGAAACCATCGCAAACAAACGGACTTCTGGTAGCGTAACAGGCATAATGATTATATATGAAGAAAGTGAGGAATAATATGAATGATAGATATATCGTAGAGCGTGAATTTGAACACGCAGGATATAAATGTGTCGTGGTATTTACACACATGGGACATAGATGCGGATATGTCGGGATTCCAAAGAATCATCCATTATACGGAAAGGATTACAGCGATTACCTTGAAATCAAGAAAGCAGATGTCGGAGACAGAGAAGTAAGCGGGATTCTTCCTTTGCTTGGTGCTTGGCTGGATGAAGATGAAAGAATCCGCATTGAAGCATATTTTCAGTGTCACGGTGGCATTACATATGCAGGTGGTGGAGAACATTCAAGTTATCCAATCGAAAGCGATTTGTGGTGGTTCGGATTTGATTGCGGACACGCAGGAGATAAGTCGGATTTAGATTATGCGATACAGAAGTTTCCAAGCCATAGAAAAGAGTATGAACTGCAAAAAATGGTTGAAAGTAAATATCCGATTGATGATGTTATCCGCACTGAAGAATATGTTGCGGAAGAGTGTAAGAAGTTAGCAGAGCAGCTAAAAGAGTTTGAATAGAAAGCGAGGGATAATTATGGCATACAAAGCGTTTAATCCAGATTTTACTTGCAGAGGCAAGCAGTACAAAGAAAACACAACATATGAAGAAAATGGAAATGAGATATGCGAAGCTGGTGTGATACATTATTGTGAAAATCCATTTGATGTACTGGACTATTACCCTCTTGTAAACGAGAATGGCGAGATTTCAGAATTTGCAGAAGTTGAGCCGCTGGGAAAAGTTTTTAAAAGAGAAAACAAATGTGCAACTAATAAGCTTCGCATTAAAGCCAAGTTGGGCTTAAAAGGTTTTATTAAGGCTTGTATAGATTTTACTCTGGAGAAAACGAAGATTGAGGAAATTGAAGATGGCATAGAAAATGACAATGGCAATAATTCCGCAAAGATAGGTTCAAGCGGAGATTACGCAAAGATAGGTTCAAACGGAAATTCCGCAAAGATAGGTTCAAGCGGAAATTCCGCAAAGATAGGTTCAAGCGGAAATTCCGCACAGATAGGTTCAAGCGGAAATTCCGCACAGATAGGTTCAAGCGGAGATTACGCACAGATAGGTTCAAGCGGAAATTCCGCAAAGATAGGTTCAAGCGGAAATTCCGCACAGATAGGTTCAAGCGGAAATTCCGCACAGATAGGTTCAAGCGGAGATTACGCACAGATAGGTTCAAGCGGAAATT